TCACTGCGGTGAATCATTATAGCTCGCCATGCTTTCAGCTATCTTATAAAAATCATCCGCTTCAGTTTCCATTGTATCATACTGCATGTCCATTCCAATAATGTAATTCTCCTTGGGAGCATCAAAAATAATATGCTTCAGCTCATGGAGGAAGGTTTTTTGTTTTGTGCCGTGGGGCAGTATCGAATTTATAAACACATGGTAAATCCCCTTGCGGCTTATGTACACGGCCCCCCAGAGATCAGGCTTGAAAGCAATCTCATGAAGCCTGATTCCGTGGGCGCGCAAAAGCTCATCAAAATCACATTCAGGATCATACAAGGACCTTATAAGTTTGTAGCTTTCATCAGGCAGCATCATAGCGTGAATCCTCCTCTGACCTACACCTCGGACCCTCCCGATTCCTCATCCTCGATGGCCTTTATTACCCGGATAAGCCTTCTGATTGATTCGGGGGAAAGGTCTTTCACTTGTTTGAACATAAGCTTCAGATCCTCACGTCCTACCATGCTTTCCCAAAATCCAATCAATTCAGGATCGGTCTGAAGCGCATCCATGATCTTGAGCCTTGCCATTTCGTTATGAATCTGAAGCTTGAAGCTTTCACTCGTATCGTCATCGTCATAAAACCACGAAAGCGGTTTGCCGTACTTCTCTCCTATTTTTGCAAGAACCTTGTCGGACGCCCTCCTCAAACCGGCTTCGATCCTGTAAAGGCTTTGGGCGGTGATGATGTTTTCAATACCGGCGACAAAGTCCTCCCTTGAAAGCTGACCCCTCAATTCACGGACTTTTTCACCTTGCCTTGCAGCCAGTTCGTTTCCGTTTGCAACGGTCATTTTTAAGTCTCCAATCCATATGCAGGTAAATAGCATATTTTCCACACTTATTATATACCAATATGGCATAACAACACAATATGCCTATATGGCATAAAAATAAAAAGTATTTCCAAAATACTGTAAAATATACGTTGAAAACAGAAGAAATTTAAACCTAAATGGTATATATGGCAGAAAAGAGACTTTGTATTATGCCAAGCCGCTGGAATAAAATCTATACCAAGGAGGTGAAATAATTATGCCAATTAGGAAGGAAGTTGGACAAAACATAAGAAAGGAAAGGGATAGAAAGCGGATGTCCCAGGAAGAGCTTGCCGGATTGGCAGGAACAACGCAGGAGTACATCAGCAGGATTGAAAACGGGACAAGGAATCCAAGCATGGACCTCCTGTACAATATCGCAGGGGCTTTGAAGTGTCCTGTGAAGAGGCTGGTAGGTTGAGGGGAAGGGAGGGAAACACCCATGACGGTAGGCTATGCTTCAAAACCAGATACACCAGAGACTGGAACAGAACTTTCAACAGAGATTGCTTATGATGAGGCAAGGCTCCTGTACTGGCTCAGGCAAAGAAACCTTGGAGAGTATGTCATTACTACCACAAGGGTTGCCTGGGATGAGTTCAAAAGCAAGCTGGTGCAAAAAGACGGACGACTTATCTATCCAGGCACAGGAGAGGCCGTTGACGGAGTAACCTTGGCCGCATGCCCGGCCGAACATCTACACCCTGATGAAAAGGAGGTGAACTAAATGCAAAGGCAATTTTTCAGGCTTCTTCCTGAACAGCTAATATTACAAATCCTCATGTTCGGACTTGCATGCGCAGCCCACGGCTGGCAGATGCATAAGGAATACGAACAGTCAATGAGAAAGGCCGGCTCCACCCGCCAAGATGAAAGCCAGCCCGTCCATTAGGAAAATACTTTTCCACCAACATTATACCATGAAGTTTTCTGAAAAGGTTACTAAATAATCGGAAGGAAGGATTAATTTGAAGCTTATATATATTTGCAGTCCGTACCGGGGAGATACCGAATCCAATGCCGCCAAGGCCAGAGGCTACTGCAGGTTTGCCTGTAGAGAGGGAGTGGTACCCATTGCTCCGCACCTGATATACCCTCAGTTCCTGGATGATGACATCCCGGAAGAAAGGGAAACAGCGATGCACCTTGGGACGGAGCTCTTAAAGCGCTGCGATGAGCTGTGGGTGTTCGGAGACAGGATCAGCGAGGGTATGAAGGCTGAGCTTGAAGCTGCAGAGAAGAGCGGAATAAAAATCAGGTATTTCAAGGAAAGAGGAGGAGAAATCCATGAGGATATGGCTTGAACTGACACAGGAGGAAGGAGAAAAGCTGTTTGAGGCAGTCAAAGGCTTTTCAGTGGACAGGATGCAGACTGCGGTTATGACTGCGCCTGCCGAAAAGGCAGAGAAAAAGAGTAAACAGGACAGCGGTAAAGCAGTAAAGGATGAAAAAACAGAAAAGATAGAAAAACCAGAAGACGAGCCTAAAGTCACCAAGGAAATGATAAGGGCGGTGCTCATTGAGAAAAAACTCCAGGACAAGGTTTTAAAAGACCTTTTTACCAAGTACGGAGCCAGCAACCTTTCAGGAGTGAAGGAGGAGGACTACCCGGCATTCATGAAGGATGCGGAGGCGGTGTAAATGGGAGAGCATGCTAAACTAAGCGCATCAGCCTCCCACCGTTGGATGGAATGTACTCCTTGTGTTGAACTTGAGGCCTCCTTCCCTGAAGCTAACAGTGTATATGCGGATGAAGGCTCTGCAGCACACGCTTTATCGGAATACAAGCTCAAAAGGCTTCTGAAAATCAAGTCAGGCAAAAAGCCAGTAAGCCAGTATGATTCACAGGAGCTTGAGGACTATACCGACCAGTATGTTACCTTTGCTTGTGAGTGTATAGCTGAAGCCAGAGCAAGGACAAAGGATGCCGTTATCCTGATTGAGCAGAGGGTTGATTTCAGCAGGTTTGTACCGGAGGGCTTTGGAACTGCAGACCTGGTGATTGTGGCTGATGGAATTATGGATATATGCGACCTTAAGTATGGACGCGGTGTGCCGGTATCCGCAGAACACAATCCGCAGATGCAGCTGTATGCCCTGGGTGCATACGGATTGTTTGAGGAGATATACGAGATCGAAAGAGTGCGCATGACTATATTCCAGCCAAGGCTTGACAATGTTTCCACCTACGAAATGACTGTAGATGAGCTTATGTCCTGGGCGGAAAATGAACTTAAACCCAAAGCTGAAATGGCGTCAAGGGGTGAAGGGGAGTTTAAGCCTGGAGAGCACTGCCGGTTCTGCAGAGCCAAGGCTGTCTGCAGGGCAAGAGCCAAGGCTAACCTTGAGCTTGCAAAGTATGATTTTGCAGACCCTGAACTTTTGTCGGATGAGGAAATGGGTGAAATTCTCGCCAAGGCGGAGCAGCTGCAGGCATGGGTGTCGGACCTATGGGAATACGCACAGGCAGAGGCAATCGCAGGAAGGAAGAAGTGGCCCGGCTTCAAGGTTGTGGCTGGACGGTCCAACAGAAGGTACAGCGATGAGGAAAAGGCGGCGGAAGTACTGTTGGTGAATGGCTACACCGAGAAGCAGATATTCAACAAAAAGCTGCTGGGGATAGGAGACATGGAAAAGCTGACCGGGAAGAAGCGGTTTGAAGAGCTATTGAAGGATTATATTGAAAAGCCCGCAGGGAAGCCTGCACTTGTTTCTGAGACGGATAAGCGCCAGGAATGGAACCGTGCGGCAGCTGATTTTGATTAATAAAAATTATGGAGGATGAGTGATATGGATAATAAACAAAAAGTTACTACCGGCAAGGTAAGGTTTTCATATGCAAATGTATGGAAGCCAAAGAGCATCAACGGCGGAGAAGAAAAATACTCGGTCAGCTTGATCATACCCAAGTCCGACAAGGATACCATCAGGAAGATTAATGAAGCGGTTGAGGAAGCGAAGAAAGCCGGGGCTGAAAAGTTCGGACAGAAATTCCTGTCAGGGAACCTCAAGCTGCCGCTGCGTGACGGAGATACCGACAGGGCGGACGATGAGAACTATGAAAACGCATATTTTATCAATGCGAATTCAACAACAGCTCCCGGTATCATCAACAGGCAGAAGGAAGAAATCCTCGACCAGACCGAGGTGTACAGCGGTTGTTACGGAAGGGCGAGCGTCACCTTCTACCCGTTTAATACAAACGGCAACAAGGGTATCGCCTGCGGCTTGAACCATCTGCAGAAGCTGGCAGACGGTGAACCGCTCAGCGGAAGAGGCAGGGCAGAAGATGATTTTGACGATCTGCCATATGACGATGAAGATGATTTATTGTCATGAGAACGCTGGCAATCGACATTGAGACCTTCAGCAGTGTTGATTTGACAAGCTGCGGTGTATATACATATACCGCAGCCCCCGACTTTCAGATATTACTGTTCGGCTATGCCTGGGACGATGATCCGGTAGAACTCATAGACCTTGCATGCGGAGAACGGCTGCCGGATGCGATAGTAAATGCTATTGAAAGCCCCGAGGTTATAAAGACAGCCTTCAATGCAGGGTTTGAACGGATATGCCTGTCAAAGCATTTAAATAAACATTTGAAAGCAGATTCGTGGAGATGTACGGCGATCCAGGCGGCAATGCTTGGGCTGCCCCTTCACCTTGATGGAGTAGGCACAGCATTAAAGCTTAAGGTACAAAAGGACAGAGCGGGTAAGGACCTTATTCGATATTTTTCAATTCCCTGCAAATCAACCAAGTCAAACGGAGGAAGAACAAGAAACCTTCCGCACCACGCACCTGAGAAATGGCAGAAGTTCAAGGATTATTGTGTCCGGGATGTAGAGGTAGAGCGTGAGGTCAGAAGAAAAATCGAACGCTACCCTATTCCTGAAAAGGAACTGAAGCTTTGGCTTCTGGACCAAAAAATAAATGACACAGGAGTGCTTGTGGATATGGCTCTTGTAAATCAAGCGGTAAAATGTGACACACAGTATTCATCAAGGCTTGAGGTTGAAGCAAAGACACTTACAAAGCTTGATAATCCAAATAGTGTGGCACAGCTGAAGGAATGGCTGAAGGAGCAGGGGCTGGAGGTGGAGAGCCTGTCAAAGCAGGCGGTGCAGAATCTTCTCACCGATGCAGATGGCGAAATTGAAAGGCTACTCACATTAAGACAGGAAATGGCGAAGTCATCCATTGCAAAGTATGCAGCCGTTCAGCGGTCGGTGTGTCCTGACAGCAGAGTAAGAGGGCTGTTCCAATTCTACGGGGCAAATAGAACCGGCAGATGGGCCGGTAGAATTTTTCAAATTCAAAATTTACCCCAAAACCATATGAAGGATTTGGAGATTGCACGGATGCTTGTTAAGCAAGGAAGGTTTAAAGAACTGGAGCTATTGTATGAAAGCGTCCCCATTGTGCTGTCGGAGCTTATACGGACAGTTCTTATTCCAGAACAAGGGTGCAGGTTCATCGTAGCCGACTTTTCTGCCATAGAAGCGAGGGTGCTTGCCTGGCTTGCGAACGAAGCATGGGTGCTGGATACCTTCAAAGGCCACGGCAAGATATATGAACAGACAGCCTCCCGTATGTTCGGAGTGCCGGTTGAAAAAATTGCAAAGGGCAATCCCGAGTATGAGCTGAGGGCAAAGGGCAAAGTGGCGGTTCTGGCATGCGGTTACCAAGGAGGAGTTAATGCTTTAAAGGCGATGGGTGCAGATAAGATGGGCTTAAGCGATACTGAACTGGATGACATTGTTCGGGCCTGGAGAAGCGCCAATCAAAGAATCGTCAGGTTCTGGTATGACGTTGAAAAGGCTGCTGTTCTCGCAGTACGGGAAAGAGAGCCTCAAAGGGTAGGTATTTTAAGGTTTAAGGTTGAGAACGGCATACTTTTTATAACCCTTCCGTCAGGAAGAAGGCTTGCATATATACGTCCCAAAATAGAAAAAGACCTGCGTTTTGACAAGGACGGACTCACATATGAAGGATTGGGGATTAACAAGCAGTGGTGGAGGCAGAAGACATACGGAGGCCGCCTGGTCGAAAATATAGTGCAAGGAGCAGCCCGAGACTGCCTTGCGGAGGCAATGCTGAGGGTGGATGCAAAGGGCTATAAAATTGTAGGTCATGTACATGATGAAATAATCACCGAGATGCGGAAAGGTCAGGGCTCCCTTGAAGAGCTGTGTGGCATTATGGGACAGGAGATACCTTGGGCATTAGGGCTTCCGCTAAGGGCGGACGGATTTGAAACCATGTTCTATAAAAAAGAGTAAGGAGTGATGAGTCGATGAAAACAGGAAAAACCATAAATGAACTAGCTCGTGAGCTTAATTGGCAGAACATCGTAAAGCGTGACTTTTTAGTGGATACACCAAAGCTTCTGATGGATGTGGAGGAGGATACCAACAGGATAAGGCTCAGGTTTGAGGACCCTGTGACAGGAGTATTTGATGACGGGTTTTCTATCACCCGTCTCGCCCATAGGCAGATCGGAGAGACGTTAGAAATACCAGCAAAATATTATGACCGTATGTTGGAGGAAAACCCGGAGCTGCTCATCCATAACACCAACAGCTGGTTCAGAGAGCAACCATCAAGAAGGATGGTGCGTACCCTTGATGGTCATGCCAGGGCTTTTCTAAGTGACAGATACAGAAGAATAGACAATTATGATATTGCACAGGCGGTACTTCCCATAATCCGAGAGATGCCCGATGCAAGAGTGGAATCCTGCGAGCTTACCGAAAACCGTATGTATCTGAAGGTGGTAAACCCAAGGCTTGAGGCTGAGGTTAAAAAGGGTGATATTGTACAGGCCGGCATTGTCATCAGCAATTCGGAGGTCGGCTTGGGTGCTGTTTCAGTACAGCCGCTGGTATATCGTCTGGTCTGCCTTAATGGCATGACAGTAAATGACCTTGGACAGAGACGGTATCATGCGGGACGGATGAACCAAGCCAACGAGGATTATTCCCTTTTCAGCGATGAAACCCTTAAAGCCGATGACAAGGTCTTCATGCTGAAGGTGCAGGACTTGGTAAGGACAGCAGTGGATGAAGTAAAATTCAAGGTGGTTGTAGACAGGCTGAAGGAAACAACGGAAGTGAAAATAACGGGGCATGTTCCACAGGTGGTGGAGCTTGCAAGCCGGGAATTTGGCATTACTGCCAACGAGGAAAAAGGGATACTTCAGCACCTCATAGAAGGCGGAGATTTGAGCCTTTACGGATTTGCTAATGCAGTAACCCGTCAAAGCCAGGAGGTTGAAAGCTATGACCGGGCTTCCGAGCTTGAGGGAATCGGCTGGCAGATCATCAATATGCCAAAGGACCTGTGGGCAAGGGTTAACTCGGAGGTGGTATGAATGGTACTGTCAGATGACGATTTGATTTTATTGGCAGAGTATATGATTATAAATAGGGCTACTGTGAGACAGGCTGCGGCAAAATTCGGAGTTTCCAAGTCAGGAGTGCATTCAGCGGTGACCCTAAGACTGAAGCAGATTGATACTGGAAGGGCGCATGAGGTAAGCGGAGTTTTGCAGGAAAACAGAGAGGCACGGGCCAGAAGAGGCGGGCTTGCAGTCTGGCAGAAGAAACGGAGCATAAATGACAGGGAGGTTTTAATGGTATGAAGATAAAAATAGCAGTGGCAAACAGCAGGATGGAGAAATTCTGGAGAAACAGGGATCTTTCGTGGGATGAGCTGACTTATAGATTGAGTAGCACCTACCGCACTGGAGAAACGGTTCAGGAATACCGGAATATGCCCAAAGCACAGCAGGATGCCGTAAAGGACATCGGTGGTTTTGTAGGAGGAGCCTTGAAAGACGGCCGACGCAAGAAGGGGCATGTGGAGTCGCGTTCAATTTTAACCCTTGATGCGGATTACGCAAGTTCCGACTTCTGGTCTTGCGTTAAGGATAAATTCACCTGCTGCATCTACAGTACACATAAGCATACTGAAGAAAAGCCCCGACTCAGGCTAGTGGTGCTTTTGAAGAGGGCTGTGTCTGAGGAAGAGTATCCGGCGGTGGCAAGAATGGTGGCAAAGGATATCGGACTTGAGATGTTTGATGATACCACCTATGAGCCTTCAAGGCTGATGTACTGGCCTTCCACATCAAGTGACGGGGAGTTCGTGTTTGAAAAAAGCGATGCAGGAGTTCTTGACCCTGACAAAATACTGGCCATGTATAAAGACTGGCGGGACAGCTCCCAATGGCCTGTGTCTGATCGCCAGAGGAAGCTTATAAAAAGCACTCTTGATAAACAAGCGGACCCATTGGAGAAGCCGGGTATTGTCGGAGCCTTCTGCCGTACTTACAGTATTGAAGATGTTATAGAAAAATTCCTTGAAGATGTGTATGAGCCTTGTGGGTATTTCCCCGGAAGGTACAGCTATATCCCAGCAGACAGTACTGCCGGGGTGCTGGTCTATGACGGGAAGTTCGCATACTCGCACCATGCCTCCGACCCTGCATGCGGAAAGCTTTGCAATTCATTCGACCTGGTAAGGATACATCGGTTTGGAGAGCTTGACGAGAAAGCTTCGGAGGATACTCCTATAGGCAAGCTGCCTTCTTTTATCGCCATGCAGGAGTTTGCTTCAAAGGATGCCGAGGTAAAAAAGCTGCTTGCGGAGGAAAGGACCAAAGAAGCGAAGGATGAGTTTGACGAAGAGAACTGGCAGGATGCATTGGAGCTTAACAAAAAGGGAACGGTAGTGGATTCTCTCACCAACCTCATCCTCATACTAAGCCACGATCCTATGCTGAAAAACATCGTGTTCAACCAGCATATTGACGGCATGGAAATCACGGGAGAGGTTCCTTGGAAACATCCAGAGCGCTGGTGGAGGGACGCTGATGACGCCCAGCTAATAAGCTACATTGACAGAACCTACGGATTGTTTTCAAAAGGCAAGTATAACATTGCGGTTACCAAGGTTAGTGATGATCGCTCGTACCATCCGATAAAGGATTTCTTAAACGGTCTGCCGGAATGGGATGGGGTACCGAGGGCGGACACCCTTCTCATAGAGTATTTCGATGCAGAGGATAACGAATATGTCAGGGAGGTTACAAGAAAAACCCTTTGTGCAGCGGTAGCAAGGGTGTTTGAACCGGGGATAAAGTTTGACTATATGCTTGTTTTGAACGGCAAGCAGGGCATCGGGAAAAGTACGCTCTTTAGAAAGCTGGGCAGTCCATGGTTCTGCGACTCCCTGCAGCTTTCGGACACCCATGACAAGACCGCTGCGGAGAAACTCCAAGGATACTGGATACTTGAGGTAAGCGAGATGGCGGGAATGAAAAAGACCGACATTGAAACGCTGAAGGCCTTTATCACAAGGCAGGAGGATGTGTACCGTGCCACCTTCGGAAAAAGGGCGGTACCGCACCCAAGACAGTGTATATTTGTCGGTACTACCAACAGTGACAGGGGATTCCTGCGGGATATCACCGGAAACAGGAGGTTTTGGCCTGTTAAGGTTCAAATGGGAAAGAAGGACCCCAGGGATATAACGCTGGAGGAAGTAAGGCAGGTATGGGCCGAGGTCATGGTGAGGTATAGAGCCAATGAACTTTTGTGCCTAAAGGGAGAAGCTGAAAGGTATGCGGAAGAGATGCAGCGTGAGGCTATGGAAACAGATGAACGTGAGGGTGTGATCGAAGCGTACCTTGACAAGCTTTTGCCTGAAAACTGGCAGAATTGGGATATGTACAGGCGCAAGGAGTATATCCGTGAATATGACGAGAAGGACTCCGTACTGCCAAAGGGAAAAACGGAAAGAAAGACAGCAAGTGTCCTTGAAATATGGTGCGAGGCCTTTGGGAATGTTCCCGGAACCTTAAAGCGTACAGACTCCTATGAAATATTCGGTATTATGAGGAAGCTGAAGGGCTGGGAATACAAAGGAAGGATTGTTACCTGTGGACCCTATGGCAGGCAGAAGGTGTTTGAACGGGCGCAACCGGAAGCAAAAAGCATTAAACCGTGAAAGTAAATAACGGTAGTGCTTTAGCAGTTGTGTGAAACCAACGAAACCAAATATATATATAAATAAAATATGTATATTTATAAGAATAAGGCACACGGGCATGCACACATATACACGTATATATATAATAGGGATTTTTGAGTTCAACAGTTGCAATAAGAATAAAAGCACTGAAAATACTGCATTTAAGCAGCAACTGAAAATGAACTGTTTTTTTACCAGATGCGAGGTGATAAACATGCTGGAAAAAGAACTTGAGAAAAAATTGAGAACAGCTGTAAAAGCAATAGGAGGCCTGGCTCTTAAATTCGTATCACCCGGTATGGCAGGGGTACCTGATAGAATGGTGCTTCTGCCTAACGGTAGAATATACTTCTCTGAATTGAAAAGGCATGGAGAGAAACTGCGGCCTTTGCAGCAAAAGAGGAAGCAACAGCTTGAGATGCTTGGTTTCAAGGTTTACTGTATTGATTCTGCAAGCAGCCTTGAAGGCTTCCTTCGGGAGGTGGGACTGTGATTTACGAACCTCATGATTACCAGAAATACGCACACGATTTTATTATAGACAAACCGGCATCAGCGCTTCTGCTTGACCTTGGGCTTGGAAAAACAGTAATAACATTGACTGCCATAAACGAACTTCTGTATGACAGCTTTGAGGTGAAAAGAGTATTGGTAATCGCGCCCCTTCGGGTGGCACAGGACACATGGGGAAGGGAGTGCCAAAAGTGGGACCATCTGAAGCAGCTTAGGATATCCAAAATTCTAGGAAACGAAGAAAAGAGGATTAAGGCTGTAAACACCAAAGCTGACATCTATATTATCAACCGTGAAAACGTTGAATGGCTGGTTGATTTGTACAAGGGTAGCTGGCCTTATGATATGGTTGTGGTAGACGAGCTTTCAAGCTTCAAGTCGGCAACGGCAAAAAGATTCCGGGCGCTTCGGAAGGTGCGGCCATATATCAAGAGGATTGTGGGGCTTACAGGAACTCCGGCACCCAACGGATTAATCGACCTGTGGTCACAGGTGTATCTCCTTGACAGAGGGGAGCGGCTTGAAAAAACACTGGGCGGTTACCGTGAAAAGTACTTCCTTCCTGACAAGCGGAGTCAAAACGTAATATTCAGCTACAAGCCCAAAGATGGTGCAGAAAGGGAGATTTACAGGAAGATATCCGACATCTGTATCAGCATGAAGGCCTGTGACCATTTGAAAATGCCGGAGCGGATAGACAATTTTGTACCGGTTCATATGTCCGAGAAGGAGGAAGAACTGTATAGAAAGCTTGAAAGGGAAGCACTCTTGCCTTTTGTAGACGGTGATGTTGATGCGGTAAATGCGGCGGTTCTGGCAGGAAAGCTTCTGCAGATGTCAAATGGAGCGGTATATGATGAAAACGGTGGGGTACGCAGCATTCACAGAAGAAAGCTTGAAATGCTGGAGGACTTGATAGAGTCAGCAAACGGAAAACCCGTGCTTGTATATTATGCATATAAGCATGACAGGGAAAGGATTCTAAAAGCTTTTAAGGCAAGGGATATAGATACACCAAAGGATATCAGCGACTGGAATGATGGAAGGATCGGAATTGCAATTGCACATCCGGCATCTGCCGGACACGGTTTGAACCTTCAGGCAGGCGGCAGCACCATCATATGGTTCGGGCTTACATGGAGTCTTGAATTATATCAGCAGGCCAACGGGAGAATCCACCGACAGGGACAGACCGAGACAGTGATAGTGAACCACATCATAACGGCAGGAACAATGGATGAACAGGTGATGGCGGCCTTAAACCGAAAGGAGACAGGGCAAACGGCTTTGATAAATGCAGTGAGGGCAAGGATGAAAGGAGGAGTGGCTGTATGATACCAAGATGCGAATACCCGGTATGCATAAGAATATCCGAAGAGGCAGTAAAGCAATGCAGGAAGCTTTTTGGCAGGCTTCCCAGAATGGAGATTGAGTGCGAGTTGACCTATTTCATCCGAAAACATGAAGAGGCAGGCAGAGTTTTTGGCGATAGTCTTAAACTAAACTTAGATTATAAAAGGACTGTACTTCTGAACCGGGTGGATGAAAGGAAATGGGAAGTTACAGGATTTGAAAGCAGGAAGGAGGAGAAGCACTGTGGACAAAAAAGCACTGGAAACAATCGTAGAAAAAGGATGCAGCCGGAGCTTCAAAAGAGTCCTTGTTGAGCTGACCTCTGCAGTGAACAAGGCAAGTCGGGATTACTACAAGGAAACCGAGAGCCTGCTTTACAAATACTCGGTTTTAAAGCAGAAGGTGATTGAAGATGAAAGGGATATACAAGAGGGCGAAATCCGTCTAAAGGAAAAATCAAAGGACATTATTCGTTTTTCCGGGAATGGAGGAGCAAAGCCGCCGGAAGACCAGGTGGCTGAGGAGTATTACAGAAGCCGCAGAGCCAGCATGGAAAGGACAAAGCTAAGAGTGAAGGAAATTGAAAGAGGCATTGATCGATTCCGTTCCGACAGGTACTTTCGGATTGTAGAGCTAAAATACGGCATACCTCCCGAGAATTTTGACTGGGAAGGAGAAAATCTTTCACAAAGGCTGGCAGAATTTGAGCCTTTATCGGTAGAGGAAATAGCATTGGAATTAGGCTGTGGGGAAAGCACTGTCAAGAGGAATCGCAACAGGCTGGTAAATGCCTTGAAAGTGGCTATATTCGGGGGCGATGCCACATAAAGAGGAAAATAAAAGTGGTCTTTTTGTGAACTTTTTGCGGTCTTTTTGCGGCCTTTTCATGAGCTTTTAAATGTGATATGATTTTAGTATCGAATTTTATAATCAAAAAAGAGCAGCCCTTCGACTGACAATCGAGGGGTTTTTGTTTTTGGGGGGATTTTATGAAGAGGCATATAGGAAATGATGATGTGATGCTGATTACGCGTGAGGCTGTAAAAGGGCTTGCGGGCAAAGACATAAATGAACCGAAGATAAGGCGCAGGCTGAACAGAATCATGGAATGTCCTGTGAAAATATCTGTTGACAATTTTACCTTCTGGGTTGACCCCGACTATATTGCTTATAGTAAAGGCGGAGGAGACTGCCATTACATATTTGCCAGGAAAAGCTTTATTCGGCGAGAGCTAGAGGATTTTAACAAAGCATTGGAGAAGCTTGCCGATGAGGAAGTTCAAAAGAGAGATCAGTATATTGCAATCATACACCAGTTCCGTGCTTTGATTGAAGAGGCTGAAAAAAAGGAAGTTGGACATTATTTGGATAAAGCATATGAAAAGCTGTTTGATAAGAGTCTTCTGAAAATTTCAGGGGACTTTTTTAATGGGGTTGGTAAGGATGCCTAAGAAACCACCGAAGCCCTGTGCAAAGCAGGGATGTCCAAGGCTTACCCATGAGAGGTTCTGCGAGGAGCATCAACGGGAGGAATGGCAGACATATAATAGGTTTTATCGAGATGAGTTCAGTAAAAGGTTTTATAGCAGCAGGGCATGGAGGAAGGTGCGGGAAAGGAAGCTTATGATAAACCCACTTTGTGAGCTTTGCATGAAAGAGGAAAGGCTGGCTGCAGCAACCGTTGTTGACCATATTATTCCCATCAAGGACGGCGGAGAGGTTTGGGATTTGGAGAACATGCAGAGCCTTTGCAAGACATGCCATGAACGAAAAGGTGCAATGGAGCGGTTCAACAGGAAATAAGCATTTGACTTTAAACAAGGTCGAGTGCTTTTTTTTATGCTTTGAAAGAGGAGAAGGGAGCTGTAGTATGATTACAATTAACGATTTGAAAAAGGACGAAAGCCTTCTTGAGGAGTTTATCAGGGAAAATCAGAGACTGGTTAGTATGGTTATCAGGAAGCAATTCAGCTATGTATACAACACAGCTGAATATGAGGATTACTTCCAGTCGGGATGCATCGGGCTTGTCAACGCGGCAAAACGGTTCAAGCCTGAATACGGAACGGCTTTTTCAACCTATGCGGTGTCATTGATAGCGGGTGAGATCATGCGGTATAGAAGGGACTACTGTGCAAGCGGCATCCATTCATCAAGGAATATCAAGGATAAATATTATAGGTACCAAGCGTTAAGGAATAGAGGAGTTGCTGAGGCTGAGGCATGCAGGGAGCTGGGGGTGGATTCAGCGGAGTTGAATAAGGTGATAAATGCAATGGAGCCTGGCTATTCGTTGGATGCAGTTATATATGACAATGACAGCGGAACTCCGTTAACCGGAGGGGATATCACTGCCGATGATTTTAATCTTGAAGAAGAAGCTATGGACTGGTTGGAGCTTGAAGAAATACTGAGGCATGTAAAAAATATACTTTCTGAGTCAGACCGTAAAATATTCAACCTTTATCTGCAAAAGAAAACACAAACCCAAATGAAAACAATGCTTGGAATGTCCCAGGCGAATATAAGCAGACGGATTAGAAAGATAAAGGAACTCTGCCGGTATGTAAAGGATTGCTATGATAAAGGCTTGAGTCTTAAGAATATAAGAGGATTGAATTCTATTCCAAAAGCTGGCTAATAAATGGAATATTTATGCATATTTTGATAAGCCCCCACCGGGTCAAAAAGCTACAACTTTTGAGCCTGTAAGGCGGGCGGCCCCTCAAACAAATAAATTCGCAAAATCAAAAATCAAAAAGGAAAAATCAAAATGAAACCTTCGGGGCGATGCATAGCAGAGGTTTTGAGTAATTTGGCAGGACATAAACACATTGGAGTTTTGAAAATAAAATCAAAACAATCAAAAATATTTGATTTATTTTTGATTTCATAGAGAGGATGAAGAGAAATGGGGAGCGGAGGAAGCAGACCCGGTGCCGGGAGACCTAAAAAGGCAGCTACGGAAAAAATACTGGAGGGGAATCGCGGCAAGCGTCCTATACATATACTTGATTTCGGTCAGGGGGCGGAGCTGCCGGAACTGCCGGAAACACCGCCTGATTATCTGCCGGATGATGCAAAGGCGATTTATTCAAAGGTGCTGGAGTGGCTTAAGCAGATAGGCTGCACCAAGGGGATACTGCCGTACAATCTTGAAGAGTACGCATTCCTCAAGGCAAGATGGATGGCTTTGGAGCAAATGAACACCAAGCACGGCTTTCTTGTGAAAAACCCTGTAACGGGCCAGGCAACAACCTCTCCATATGTACAGATGGCGCATCAGTACCTTAAGCTTACCAACGAGGTGTGGACAAAAATTTATGCGGTTGTAAGGGAAAGCAAGCTTAAGCAATATGACGGCTATACACCGAATGACAGTGTAATGGAAGCCCTGCTCTCAAGGAAAAAGGCATAACCAAAAAAATATTGAAAGGCAGGCCGATGCAATGGGTAACAGGCATGAACTGTGGGAACTTCGGCAGATGCAGAGCCTGCCTTTGGAAGTGAAGATAGAAAAGAGTAGGCTCCGCATCCGGGAGTTTTATGAACACTTCAACGGCAAGGTTACGGTAAGCTTCAGCGGCGGGAAAGACAGCACCGTGCTCCTCCATCTGGTGCGGAGTATATATCCAGAGGTGGGTGCAGTGTTCTCGGATACCGGGCTTGAATTTATAGAAATAAAAGAATTTGTAAAGACAATTGAAAATGTAACATGGGTTCGTCCTGACATGAGCTTTCGGCAGGTAATAGAGAAATATGGCTACCCTGTTGTGAGCAAGGAACAGGCCGACCTTATTGAAAGGGTACGGAATGGGGCAACAGGCAAAAAGATACGGCAGGCATTAACAGGGCTTAATGAGGATGGGAGTCCCACAAAGTACAAGATATCCGAGCAGTGGAAGTACCTGCTGTCGGCACCATTTAAGATAAGCTGCCAATGCTGCAAGATAACTAAAAAAATGCCTATGGACAGCTTCTACAAGGAAAGCGGTACATTTCCCTATATTGGGACCATGGCATGTGAGAGTATGCTCAGGCAGACCTCCTGGCTTCAAACCGGATGTAATGTGTTTGACGGAAATAAAATTTCATCAAAGCCGCTTTCATTCTGGATGGAAGATGACATATGGAAATACATCAATATATTTGATGTGCCGTACTGCAAAATATATAAACCCGAATTCGGAGGCTATTTAAGGACTGGATGTGTTTTTTGCATGTTCGGTGTCCACCTTGAGGAACAGCCCAACCGCTTTCAAAAATTGCAGAAAACTCATCCAAAGCTATGGCGCTATTGTATGCGGGACTGGGAGGACGGCGGTCTTGGACTTCGACAGGTGCTTGACTATATGGGAGTACCCTATGAAAACTATATGCTGTAAAGGAGCTGGAGATATGGAATTAAAAACAATAAAAATATCCGAACTGAAAGAGCATCCCAAAAATCCAAGGGTGCATCCCGACTCGGCACTAAAAAAGCTTGAGGTGTCAATTGCACAGTTCGGCTGGACAAATCCCGTCCTTGTCAGTAAGGACGGATACATTCTTGCAGGTCATGCCAGGGTAAAGGCTGCACAGCGGATGGGAATCACCGAGGTTCCTGCGCTGTTTTTAGACCTGGAGGGTGAACGGGCTACAGCATATCTGATTGCAGACAACCGCCTGCAGGATGAGACCTTTTGGGATGAAGGGCTGTTGGCTGAACTGTTTACAGGCTTTGAAGAAACGGGATTTGATGTGTCCCTGACAGGCTTCTCGGAGGAGGAAATATTTGATTTGCTGAACGGTGCTTCTGCAGATCATGCAGTGGAGGATGACTTTGACACTGGGAAAGCCAAATCGGAAATAGAGGCAAAGGGTGCTAAAACAAAGCCGGGTGATATTTGGATGCTTGGAAGGCACAGATTGATGTGTGGATACAGCGGCAGCCAGGAGGATGTTATAAGGCTGATGGATGGAAAGCATGCACAGCTTTGTGTGGCTTCTCCACCAGTGGGATGTATAAAGGATTATGAGGAAAAAGGTATTGATGCTTGGTTTGAAGCAATGCGGCCAGCCATAGGCAACATATGTAGGCATTCGGATATCGCAGTTATAAGCATTGACGATTTAATGGTGACGGGAAGCCAGTTCATAGAGCCGACCAGTGACTACAGCATACAGCTGTTTAGGGAAAACGGGTTTCGTCCCATATGGAAGCGTATCTGGCAGAAGCAGGGTATATCGTCAGGCATGCCTTCCTACCATACTGTGAGCAATAAGCCGCAGCCGCAGAGCGAGGATATCATTGCCTTTACCATGAACGGCGAAACAGTGGAGTGTGCGGTTGATGAGTATGCCGGGGTTTATGGCTTTGCCGGGCATGCATACAGGTTTGTTAAAAGGCTGACCAAGGATGAGCGTAAAGCCTGGGGCTTTAAGAAGATATGGCAGATTGCTGTTGTGCAAAAGAGGGAGGGTCAGCCTGCAACATTTCCGGTGGAGCTGCCATGGCGGTGCATCAAGCTTCACAGTGACAGGGGCGGAATAGTGCTTGAGCCGTTCTCAGGTAACGGTACGGTAATTATTGCCTGTGAGCAGACCGACAGGGTCTGCCATGCCATGGAGAAGGAATCGTTATATGTCGACCTTGCGGTTAAGCGCTGGGTACAGTTTACCGGCGGGGAGGATGAAGTATTTCTGCTTCGAGGCAATGATAAAATTCCGTATTCAGAATTAAAATAGGAGACCGCCGCAGGTCTCTTTGGGGACACAGTGCAAACACACCGCCAACCGCTCCGGGCGGGTGCTGGTTTACTCCTTTTCCCACTGTGTCCTCAAAAAGACCTGCGGACATATGAAGGGGACTCACTTTTATTTGGTGGGTTCTTTTTATTTTGCGCCGGGGGAGGTGGATGCTTTGAGGGTGGGCTTGATTAATATGGAGCCGCAGTACATCAATATTGCAATAGAAAAGCTGAGGCTGTTCCATCAATGCAGCGGAGACAGCGTGGAGGACTATATGCCGGAAAGCAGGGACTGTTATGACAAAATTTACTGCAGCAGCATTTTCAGCTTTACCGACAAAACCCAAGTTCCCACGGATGCCGTATGCGGCGGCACGGGATTTGATATTACAAGCAGGCTGCCTCCTGAGGTTGAGGAGATGAAACCAAAGCTGAATATTGGTTTTACCACACGGGGCTGTATACGGAATTGTGGTTTTTGTGTGGTGCCGAAAAAGGAAGGTGCAATTCGGGCGGTGGGAGATATCTACGATTTTTGGGACGGTGTGTCAAAGAAAATCATTATTTTAGACAACAACCTCACCGCACTGCCCGAGCAGTTTTACAAAATATGCGGGCAGATACGCAAGGAAAATCTCAAGGTTGACTACAACCAGGGTCTGGATATTCGGCTCATAACAAAGGAAATGACGAGAGAGCTTGCCTCAATCAAACATGAAGAGTATCATTTTGCATTTGATTATCCAGGACTTGAGCCGGTAATCAGAGAAAAGACAGCCACTCTTATAGGAAACGGTATCAAAAGAAGCACCTTTTATGTCCTTGTAGGCTATAACACAACCATACAAGAGGATTTGCACCGGCTCAGGGTATTGAGGGAGCTTAAGCAAAATGCCTATGTCATGCGGTACAAACGGGAAAGGGTGTATATTCCCATCGCAAGATGGGCGAATAACCACAGCTGGTTTCAGGCAATCAGCTTTGAGGATTTTTTGAAACGGCCAGAAAATGAAAAAGCCTACAGAGATTTGATAGAGCTATATATTTAAATTCGAAGGAAGTGACTTGTGATATGGAAATACGGAAAATTGAAACATTGAAAATAAAGCCTGCAGAATACAATCCGAGAAAAGACCTTAAACCGGGAGACAGGGAGTATGAACAGATAAAGCGCAGTATAAAGGAGTTCGGATATTTGGACCCTGTGATCGTCAACAGCGACCTTACAATTGTAGGGGGCCACCAGCGCTGGAAGGTTCTCAAGGACTTGGGATACAAGGAAATTGACTGTGTGGTGGTGGAGCTTGACAAGACAAAGGAGAAGGCGCTAAACATTGCCCTCAACAAGATTTCCGGCGAATGGGACATACCCCTTTTGAAAGAATTGATTGATTCTCTGGACAAAGAAATGTTTGATGTTTCACTTACCGGCTTTGATGCCGCCGATATTGACGAGCTGTTCGGAAAAGGCGGTGACAAAGAAGTCAAGGAGGACGATTTTGACGCGGATAAGGCTGCGGAGGAAATATCAAACCCTGTTACAAGAAATGGAGACATTTGGCTTCTCGGGAAGCACAGGCTGATGTGCGGAGACAGCACCATTTTACAGGATGTGCTTACACTGATGGACGGTAAAAAGGCTAATACCTGTGTTACCGATCCTCCGTACAATGTAGACTACACCGGGGCTACCAAGGATGCTCTGAAAATAAAGAACGACAGGCTGGAGGACGGAAAATTCTATGAATTTCTGCTTTCGGCTTTTAAAAATGTATTTGAAGTATTGGATAACGGCGGAGGCATTTATGTGTTCCATGCGGACACCGAAGGTTTGAACTTCAGGAAGGCTTTCAAGGATGCTGGATTCCACCTTGCCAATGTATGTATATGGGTTAAGCAGTCCATGGTACTCGGTAGGAGCGACTACCAGTGGCAGCATGAGCCTGTGTTGTATGGTTGGAAGCCGACAGGTAGCCATAAGTGGTATTCAGACAGGAAGCAGACCACTATCTGGAACTTTGACAGACCGTCAAAGAATGTGGAGCATCCGACAATGAAGCCTGTTAACTTGGTAGCTTACCCTATAAAAAACAGCAGCCTTTCAAACTGTATCGTGCTGGACCCCTTTGGAGGTAGCGGTTCAACTCTGATTGCCAGTGAGCAGTTGGGGCGTATCTGCAACACCATGGAGCTTGATGAGAAATACTGCGATGTAATTGTAAAAAGATTTATCAACCAAGCTGAGAGAACCGATGATGTTTTCCTACTAAGGAATGGAAGTAAGCTTTCATGGGATGAAGTTGAAAAAGAAAAACAGACAATTAAACAGTAAGTGGGTGGTGAGGATATGAGTGATAAGCTGACACTGGGTAGTTTGTTTGATGGAAGCGGAGGCTTTCCTCTAGGGGCACTGCTAAACGGTATCGTCCCCATATGGGCAAGTGAAATTGAGCCATTTCCTATAAGGGTGACAACAAAGAGACTTCCGTTTGTCAAACACTATGGTGATATACGAAAAATAAACGGTGCGGAGATAGAGCCAGTGGACATTATAACCTTCGGCTCACCCTGTACCGATATGTCGGTAGCTGGGAAAAGAGCCGGGCTTGACGGAAAGCAGTCGGTGCTTTTCCATGAAGCCATCAGAATCATCAAGGAAATGAGGTGTAAAACCAATGGAATGTATCCAAGATTCATCGTGTGGGAAAATGTCCCTTATGTATTGAAGTTCATAAGGGACATTATGAGTTGTAAGCACTTATGAACAGACCTCCCCAGAATGTTTGAATTTATCCGCAGATGAACGGATTAGACTGCACATAATCTGCCAATAATCTGAGTAAGTAGATTGGAGGGAAATTATGGATAACAATAACTCTACAACAATTACTGAGTTGATCAATGCAGCACAGTCTGAAATTGTCAGGCTGCAATACAAAAGATCACGTATTGGCATTCATGACAAAGAAATGAGGGTGTTTGCCAGGTATTGCGAGAGCAATAAAATTATGCATTATCGTGATGGAATCGGTCAGGCATACTTCCGTGACATGTATGGTTTAGATATTAGAGAGCTGGACCATAAGCTAACGAGAGCACAGTTAAACACACGTTGCTCTCTTCGATTCTTGGATGATATCTATGAATTCGGGTATGCAAGACGGAACAGCCACCACGACTATCAAATGCCAAGAGAATATCAAGCAGTTCTGAATGCCTATCTATCCTACTGTTCCAAGAACAAGGCTTCCGAGGGGACACTGCGTGTCAAAAGAACAAAATTGCGGAGATTCTTTGAATTTCTTCAAGCCAAAGGCATCCACTTGTCTGACATATCTCCGAAGGATATTTCTGAGTTTATCGTTACGCTTGCCGGCTATAGCAGACCAACGCTTCACATCTTTACAAGTGTGCTTAGCTGCTTCCTGCGTTATCTTCAAGAGGTTGGCACGCTGGAGGATGATTTGTCACCGCTCATCCCGAAGCCAAGAATTTATACCGAGGAGAGCATCCCAAAGACGTGGACGCCTAAAGAAGTCCGACAGCTTTTAAAAGCCATTGATCGTACAAGTAATATTGGGAAACGCGATTATGCGATGATTTTGCTGGCGGTTATCCTTGGGATGAGGGTTGGTGACATATGCGCATTGAAGTTTATGAATCTTGACTGGAAGGCTAAGCTCATTACCTTCGTTCAGCAGAAAACTGGCAAGAGCAACGCTCTACCCATATTGCCGGAGATTGGGGATGCCATTATTGATTACCTAAAGAACGGCAGGATCGATACGGATTGTGATAATGTTTTTGTAAAACACATTCATCCGTATGGAGCTATCACTTCCAGTTCGGCGCTTGCAGAAAACATCAAGCGATATATGCGTTACGCTGGCCTGAAAGTACAAAATCGAAAGGTAACTCACTCCCTTCGCCACACACTGGCAAGCTCTCTTTTGCGTGAGGGAACGCCCCTCATGACTATTTCTAATGTTCTTGGGCATTACAATCCAGCAACGACAGTTGGATATATCAAGGTCGATTTGGCCTCATTAAAAAAGTGTTCGCTATCATATGGAAGAGGGGTGCTGGCTGAATGAACATGAGGTATACTGCGCAGGAACTTTTAGAAGCATTCATGGCCGAAAGGCACGCGTTAGGCTTTATCTACAAATCCGGCGAATGCTCCATTAAGCGATTCCTTCGGGATTTTAAGGAGCCCGCTGACGGTAACACTGAATTCACCAAGGATTATGTGCTTGAACACATTCACCGACAGCCAAACCAAAGCGTTAACACTGTTCGCCGTTATGTTTCAGCGGTCAACTGCTTCCTCAACTTTGCAATTCGCAAGGGTATTCGCGCTTATGTTATCCCTGTAAAAGTTCTCCCTAAAGAGAAAAAGGACTTTAAGGCACGGATTTTCACTGATGATGAAATAGCACGTCTGTTGGCTGCTGCGGATTCCATACCGTTCATAATACAAAATCTGGATAGGATTTATCAGATTCCTATCATGTTTCGCATTCTGATTAATTGTGGACTTCGAACCGCTGAGCTGCTTAATCTCCGAATGTGTGATGTCGATTTGAACGAAAATGCTTTTACAGTGCTGGATACCAAATTTCATAAGAACAGATTTGTGCCCTTTTCCAATGCGGTAGCCGACGCATTGAAGCTGTATTTATCCAAGGTAAAGCCACGACATGAAAACGACTGGCTTTTCCGAAGCCCTAAAACCGGAGACAGGTACAGCGGCAATATGGTCAACGCTTTTTTTCGTGAAATTCTCCGAAGAGCAGGCATCCCGCACGGCGGGCATGGACACGGACCGCGGCCACACGATTTGCGGCATACTTTTGCAGTACACTGCCTGAACAATTGGGTTCTATCCGATGTTGACTTGACAGCGGCACTTCCTGTCTTATCAAGATATATGGGACATTCAGGAATTAATGGCACTCAAAAGTACCTTCAGCTTACAGCAGAAATGTACCCAGATATTGTAACACGCTTGGAAGAAAAATTCGGAAACTTGATTCCATCTATGGAGGTGCAACATGAAGCAAAATGATTTCCCAGCCCTTCTGACACGCTATTTGACACATTTTTTGCCGGTGCAACGCAACTTAAGTGGCAACACCATCCGGTCATACCGGGACACCTTCAAACTGCTGCTGATGTTTTGCAGAGACGAGAAATGCTTGAACATTTCTAAACTGACCGTAAAGCAGCTTGATAAAAAGTGTATCGAGGATTTCCTTCTCTGGCTTTCTACCGCCCGAAACGCCTCACCAGCAACCTATAACCAGCGTCTTTATGCGATCCATGCCTTTTTTGATTATGTTATGACGGAAGAACCGGGATATATGGAACACTGTCAACGGATTCTTAAGATCACAAGCATGGAAACGCCTGACAAGCCCGCACGGTACTTGACTGAGACCGACCTTAAGAGTATTTTATTATCACCGGATGCTTCTACCAGGCGCGGGAGAAGGCATCTGACACTGTTGACTGTCTTGTACGATACCGGTGCGCGGGTCAGCGAGCTTGCCGATGTCCGTGTCCGAGATGTGCGTTTGGAGTTTCCAGCAACCGTAACGCTTCATGGTAAAGGCGACAAGGAGCGTACTGTGGCGATTATGAAACAGACCATGGCACTGCTCAAGGATTATTTTGCAGAGAATCGTATTGATCCCAAGATCCATTTTGATATGCCGTTGTTTTGGAATTCTCGCCGACAAAAATTAACACGCTCCGGCATCACCTATATTGTGCAGAAATATGCGGATGAGGCAAAGCTTGGAGCTACAGGAGAGTCTCCTAAAATATCTCCTCACATCTTTCGGCATACCAAGGCAATGCATCTGGTTCAGGCAAACGTGAATCCTATTTATATCAAGGATTATTTGGGCCACGCCAACCTTTCGACCACCGAAATTTACGCAAGAGCAGACAACGAAGCAAAACGGTCCGCTTTAGAAAAGGCATCTGAACAATTGGGGTTACCAAAGCCGTCAAAATGGGAGCATGATGAAGAACTTATTGATTGGCTCTCATCTCTTGGCTGAACAAAATCCAAAAATATTATGAACAGCGAAACAGGCTAATTATTGCTTGTTTCGCTGTTTTTATGGAGGTGGAGTGCATAATTTTTTTCTGATCATAACGTGCCGGGCGCGTTCTCAAGCGGAAAGGGAGAGGATTTTAGGGCAGTCCTTGACGAAATCGCAAAAATCAAGGATGAAGCCGCTCATGTTCCTTTGCCTGACAAAAATAAATGGCTGTGCGCAGGAGAGGTCTTGGGAGATGATTTTTCCATTGCATGGCGAACTGTTGACGCCCAATTTTGGGGAGTCGCCCAGAGACGCCGTAGAATCTACCTTGTCGCAGATTTTGCAGAAGGATGTGCCGGAAAAATATTATTTGAGTTCGAAGGCCTGTCAGGGTATTCTCCGAAGGGCGTCTGCCCGTGGGAAACAGCTTCCCGAAATGCTGAGGATTGCATTGGAATGCCAGTCAGCTTTGAACCTGGAGCCGCCTCAAGATTAGGAGGACACTATTGGGATAATTCCACCTGCAGCCTTCGGGCGCAAATGGGTGACAATCAGCTTGCTGTTGCAATTGAAAATCATCCTTCTGATAGCAGAGTAGGCATTGATGACAGCGGAACCATCCAAACCCTGACCGGACGGATGGGAACTGGAGGCGGGAATGTTCCCCTTGTCATGAATGAATGCAAGGAAAATGATAAAATTGCTCCTCCCATTCACAATGAGCAGTGTGTTAATATTCCATTCTGCAAAGGAACAAGACCTCATAATAAGGAAGAAGCACAAAAATGGGATCATGCTAAAAAGGCAAACACAATAAATACCTTTGATGTAGGGGAGCAAAGGGCGAATGAACTTATTGTCAAAGCTTACGGCATCTGCTCCGACAAGAGCAATTCGATGCTTTCTGATAATCCGAACAGCGGTATCTATGAAGCGGACACCAGCAGGACACTTGACGGTACGGGTGGAAATCCGGCATGCAACCAGGGAGGGATAGCAGTGGTTGCACTGCAGGGGAACATGATCGGCAGAGAAGATAAAAATGGCCCGCGGGGTGATGGAATCAATGAGGATATAAGCTTCACCTTAAATACAATAGACCGGCATGCCGTGGCATTTGCCATGACTACTGGCTGTTATGCAGAAGTCAATGAGGAAGTTGTTGCACCGCTGATGGCAAGGGATTACAAGGATGCACAGATTGTAACCGAGCCGGCCAGCTTTTATCCTCAAATGAAAGCGGAAAGCCAGTGCTTTCGTCAGGACGGAAAAGCTAACACCCTTGTTAACGGCACAAATCCCGGCTGCCATAACGGAGTTGTAGGAACTGAATATACAGTAAGAAGATTAACACCCACTGAGTGTGCATTGCTCCAAGGCTTTCCTGCCGATTGGTGTTCAAGATTGGAAACTAAAAATCCAACAGAAGATGAAATAAACTGGTGGAGCAAGGTCTTTGAAGAACACCGTATAATTATGGGAACAAGTACAAAGCCCAAAAGCAGAAGCCAGATCATTAAATGGCTTAGGAATCCTTACTCGGATGCTGCTGAATATAAAATGTGGGGCAACGGTGTTTGTGTAAACATAGTGATTATGGTAATGGCAGCAATAAAATTTGCGGCAGAGGGCGGGTTTGAAGAAAAATAGCTTTCCATAATAAAATCAATTTTTCTGCGAACCAAAGTTTTTCAGCCATGAAAGCATATCATTGTTCTGCACCCACGATGGGAGATCCGGCACAGGTGAATCCGATACCTTTTCAAGTGCTTGGCGTTTCATGTTAAGGCTTGTTCTTGCATATACCCCAGTCGTACTGATATCGGCATGACCTAAGAAATCACGGACATAGATTAGGTTGTTGCCTGATTCATAAACATGCATGGCTTTGGTATGACGAAAAACATGGGGAGATATCCTTTTAGATATCACATCACCATTTTCCTCTGTCTGCTGAACATATTTTGTCAGGATATATCTTAATCCAGCACGGGTAAGGTGGTTTCCCTCACGGTTAGGGAACAAGGGGCAATGATTTTTCTCGGGGTCAAGCAGACGATTTTCGGATAAATAATTTTTCAAATTCTGCATGGTTGCCGGGAGTAAAGGAACCACTCTGGTTTTTCGCCCTTTGCCTGTAATCCTAACGTTTGCAGGATGTTCCAATCGAACATCAGCGACACGTAGATCGCATAATTCCTGTGCTCTTGCTGCTGTGTCATAAAGAACGCACAGTATTGTAGCATCTCGCCTGCCATGGAGAGTTAAAATATCGGGTTGACGAAGGATAACAGCAACTTCCTCCTTCGTCAAATGCCGTGGCGGTTTACTTGCCTTCTTTTTAATAGGGATATCCAGTATCTTCTGAAAGTTAAGAAGCAACTTAGGGTCTTGGGTCTGGACAAATCTAACAAAAGAATGTATTGCTGCCAATCTCTGATTACGAGTGGAGATGCTGTTTTTCCTCTCGTTTTCAAGCCATTCAAGAAAGCTGGCAACAAGCTCTGGCTTAATATCACAGAGTGACATTTTGTGGATTTTCATTCCCTCAGTGTCTCTGCAGTATTCAAGGAACAATCGGAATGTATCGCAATAGGAGGAAATGGTATTGCTGCTGACATTCTTTAGTTCTGGCAGATACTGGCTTAAAAACTCTGTTAAATATGCAGCAAAATCCTTAGACTTCATACACCCACCTCCCAAACCGGGATTGTGTCACCGAGATATTCGCACTGCTTTTGTATGATTTCCGGGTAGTGCTCTGCAATTAGATGCAGATACTTCTGTGTCTTGGATATATCGTAATGCCCTAAATATGCTGAAAGGTAGGGTAGTGACAGTACAATATCCTTTTTGTTTTTATCAAACTTCTGCATACAGCGAACCGCAAATGTATGGCGTAAATCATGGACTCTGGGACCGAAACCACGCCCCTTGTGTTCGATTCCGCAGTGCCATAAGGCTTCTCGGAATCTATTGTAAAAATGATTTGAGGCATATACACTTTTCCTTGCATTGGGAAAGAAGTAGTCTTCTTGTTCACTGCATTTGTGGATTGTTTCGTAAAAGTCCAAAAAGTCATTTGTCAATTTTGGAGACAGCGGCACATACCTCTTTTTGTCATTTTTGGCTTCACGGATTAACAGAACACCTTTTGTAAAATCAACATCTTTTAGCTTAAGATTAGTTGCTTCAGAAACCCGAAGTCCACAGCAAGCCAGTGTTCTGAAGAGCAGTGGAATCACAAGATGACCATTAGGATATTGTCGACTGGGCTTCATATTGTTGAAATATGAAAACAATTTACATATTTCATCATTGCTAAAGATATATGGGGTAAAATCGCTATCATCACGGGCAGTGATTGTTAAGTTCGGAAAATAAGCAGTAAATCCGTTTTTATTGAGATAAAGTATAAACCTTTTGGTGAAGTTGAGTCTGTATCGCTGGTTTTTACGTTTTTCGTTTGGTCGCTTCGTTATCCAGTCCTCGACAATACTTTTTGGGAGTTCAGCATCTTGGAGAGAGTGCTTTTGTAGAAACATATCAAATTCATAAAATGTTTTACTCTCCTTATCGTATTTGTGACCGAGTGCACGCTTGGTGGAAATATATTCTTGTATTGGTTTTGCCAGTTTGCTCTGATAATTGTAAATTTTGTTCATATCAGTGCACCATCCTCAAAAGAAAGTGCACATTCGCGCAGGTTTTCAATGTCCATGCGAATGTAGGCATGGAGCGTTTGATTCCCCGAATGTCCTAAGAAAGGGACGATAACATCTGGAGAAACATCGGCAGCTAAAAGTTTAGTTGCAACGGTCGCCCTAAGCGAATGGAGTCCATAATGAGCCTCACGTTTAACTTCAATCCCTGCCCGATGGACATAATTGTGAAAGGATGAGTTGAATTTAGCCATCTGTCCATATGGAGGAATTAAGCTGACAAAAATATAAGGTGAATCTGTTTCAGGGCGTACCCTAAGATAATCAATAATAGCTGTACCGAGTTTCTCGCTTAATGGCAATACATTGGGTTTTCCAGTTTTGCTCTGCACAAAAGATATGGAGCAGCTTTCCCAATTAATGTCTGTTAGTTTTAAGTTTCGGATATCGGCGCTTCTAACACCCAATTCAGAGGCGATTAGAATAAACGCTGTATCTCTTTTGCCTTTAGTGCTGGACTTGTCAATTGTTTGGAGCACCTGATCAAGCTCTTTGGATTCCCATATTTTTGACATGCTGTTTGCTTGCCCTAAATTGTACGAAGGAACCTCTTTTGAGAAGTCTTTGGAATTATATTGTAAAAGATACATGTACTTCAGTGTTTGCCTGAGACGGCTTAGTTCCCCGCGAACAGTACTTTTAGCATGCCCGTTTAGGGTGAGTAGGTACTTGGATACCAGTTCCCAAGTAACCCCAGACAGTTTGTCTAAGCCCATACTCAGCAAAAAAGCCATGAATCTATTGCAGAATTTATATGCTGTCTCACGTGTGCTTTCTGAATATGCTTTTTTTATAAACATTTCATCTTGGGCAGTGAGAAAGGCAGTAAAATTTTCAGGCAAGGGTTCTTTTTGTTTTACAATACCTTTTTTAAATCCTCGGGTTTTTGCAAAAGCATCAAATTTCTTCATGCATGAAATTTTCCGCAGAATAGTTTTATGTTTAAAAAGCGGATTAGGTGAATTTAAATCATTACAGAACGCTTCGCTCATGGCAGAACTGTAATATGAAATTTGCATATGAAGGCAGTAATTTTCAAATTGCTTCCAAGTGGCGACCGTGTATTCTATGACTCTGGGCGAATATTCCAGGTCATAAAGGGTTTTAGTCGCTTCGGCGATTAAATCGGTAATTTCAATAGTAGGCAATATACCACTTCCTTTCAAAAGGATACTGCCCACTATTGGTATTATCTATACATTATGGAAAGCTATTTTTCTTCAAAACCGCCTTCTGCCGCGAACTTTATAGCCGCCATTACCATAATCACTATGTTTACACAAACGCCATTATGTGTTGCAAAACATAATGGTGTCGCGCTTCCTTGTGTTTGCTTTGTTCTGGCAGGAATTGCATGGGTAATTTAAAAAGACATTTCCATCGATAATTAGCTTGCTTTTCTGTGCGTTCAGAGTGATTAATGTACTACCAGGGAATCACCTGAAAATGAAAGGAGCGGGTTTCAATGTTAAAAAAGGTTCTGATTACAAGGAAAGCGGTAAACATCGAGGAGCTTAAGAACAGGACGGGGCTGGAACGAGACAAGGTAGACTTTACGGTTGAAAAGGTTGTGGAGCTGCCAAAAGACCAATACGAATTTTTTATAAACAACCTTCTCAGGGACTTCGATTTTATAGAGGAAAACAAAGCGCTAATGTATGTGGATGAATATAGAGTATGGCACTGTATCCTTATAAAAGCCGAAGACGGAGCAGACGGAATATTGGTTGAGGCAGAGGGATATTCCTACCCGAGGTACACCAGCTACATAGAAAGCGTTGAGGAAATAAAAAAATAAAAAAAGGCTTGGATGGAGGGGAGACTGAAAAAGGTCTTCCCTTCATCTTTATAAACAGCAGGAACCGCTTGACTTTGTGTGCTTTTAGAGTGATTAATGTAACTACAAAATAAACTTTTGGAGGTGCCTTATGAGCGGAGCGGCTGATATTAAAATTGTGGATGTTGGGCTTCCGGGACGGCTATATACAGAAAGGCTTTCCATGACGGAAGTAAACATGATAAAGGAGCAATTCAGGTTAGAGGCTGAAAAGCTTCTCAAGGAAGGACACAAGCATGTGGTGTACGGCATAAGAAGGCATGAAGGCCAATACTTTAACTTCGGGCTTACCCCCATTGATGATGAACAGGAATTTATAAAGCTCACGGATATGGAATACAGCGCAGGCACTGAGGTTATTTATGCGGTGCATGCAAAGTGAATGTTGACGGACCGGGAGTGTTGAAATAAAGGAGGGTTTTGAAAGTGGGCTATGACATTTATATTGGCGAAGCGGAAACAATAAATGGGGAAATACGGATTAAAAGAGCTATACAAGCTGCTGCTCCTGAATTTGGATTTGGAGATATCAGCGGCAGGGGTAACAGCAGGCATCCTGGGTATTCTCAGATGACCGAGTTTTGTAAAGCAACAGGGTTATATGAACTATTCTTTGATAAAAACACTGGATTGCTGCGTACTCATCCCGGTTGCTGTCCTATTGGGCAGGAACACCTTGAGTCCATCAGAAAAGCCAAGGAGAAATGGGAAGAAGGGCATCCGAACTGCAAGGAATTACTGCCGACAAAAGATAAGGAGCCGACTTTGAATCGTAATGATGAACGGGAAGGCAATCAATATGATTGGTTCTACGCAAGGCTTATATGGTACGAATTCTGGTTTGAATGGGCGCTGATGAACTGCAAGAAGCCTTCAATCTCAAACAGCTGACCAACGGCATTTCTGAAAACAGAATAATTAATAGTTGGGATAATTAAGGGGTCTAAAGGACTCCTTTGATTATGTGCTGAAATGCTTTGATATAAAGGGTCTTGAGTATAAAAAAGAATCAGAATTCACTTGCTTTTCTGTGCATTCAGAGTGATTAATGTACTAAGGGGAAACCCAAATAAGTACAGGAGGGATTCAATATGGACCGTAAAGAAATGATAAGGCTGCTTGAGGCTCACAGCGGAACAAAAGCTAAATATATGGGAGCGCCAAGCTTCGACTACCAGATTGAAATCAGAGGCGAAACCTACAGGATAGCAAAAAACGGTGTAATGAAAGACGGAGTTGGAAACGAGGTTGATTTTGAAGCGGTACTCCAGCTGACTGTTGAGGGAATACCGGAGGATAACTTTACCGCAGAAGAAACCCAAGAGGATGTTTTGCTTGAAATATCGGTGCCCATGGAGGGCCACACAGGACAAACACTCCGCAATATCGTGAACATGGTATACAGCAAGCAGGAGCATCTTAAAAAGGCTTTTGGAATTGAAACGGATATTGTAAGCACGGAATTTGTAGAAGTACTAAATGCTGAGGGCGTTAAAACCCTGGAGCAGTTCAAGGAACTTGCTGGAAGGATAGGCACAGGCAAATGCCATGGCATAAGCTTTGATTTTGATGAAAACACAATAGCTTTCAAGTTTGGAATACGATCTGAAGAATCTGATAAGGTGGATGCAGCCACAAAGCTGGTGGCGCTTTTGAATAAAAGCGCAAAGGAACAAAAGCATGCTTCCTTTAAGCCTTCCGCCGATGACAATATGAAGTTTACCATGAGGGTTTGGCTGATACGGCTTGGTTTTGTGGGTTATGAATATAAGGAGGCGCGAAAGACCCTGTTGAAGTCCCTTGAAGGAAATGCGGCGTTCCGTAACGGAAAGGGTGAAAAAGAGGCTGTTGGCGCATGAACAGACTTTAGATGAAATAAATGTTTTATATATGGGGCTTAAATGCCCCATATATAAATTTCAACGCATATTTATAGGCAATAAAGCTTTTGTCGGAACGTGGGGCCATACACGCGGACACAAAGCCAAGTGTGTTGATGACTGACTTCAAACTCTGTGTTTATAAGGGTTTTGAGGCTGGGATGCTTTTGAAAAAGTGCCTTTAAAGTGTAGAATTGACTTGCTTTCCTGTGCGTTCAGAGTGATTAATGTACTACGGGAACAAACCCGAAAAACAGGAGGTGTTTTCAATGAGAATGATTTCAAAGGAACTACTGGATTTACTCCGTAAAAAATATCCTTCAGGAACACGGGTGGAGCTGGTTAGCATGAACGACCCATACACGCAGCTGCCAAAGGGTGCAACGGGAACGGTATTGTCGGTCGATGATATTGGAACCATTCATGTGAGCTGGGATTGCGGTTCAAGCCTTGGGATTGCATATGGAGAAGATAAGTGCAGGCCAATATAGGGATGGTAAATAACAAAGTCAAAATCCACTGACAAAAAAATAAATATAAAATTCACAGTTCACATATTGAGAGCTTCGGAAACGGGGTTCTTTTTTTATGCTTTTCTGAAGGGAGGGGATGGCAATTGGAGGCAGACAGGGTCCATATTTTGATAAAAAGGAAGCTGAGCATGCGGTTCGGTTCATTAATTCTTTAAAGCATACAAAAGGTACCTGGCACGGTGTTGACTTCGACCTCCTTCCCTGGCAGGACAAAATCATCAGGGACGTATTCGGAACAATGAAGACAAACGGCTACAGGCAGTATAATACGGCATACATTGAAATTCCGAAGAAATCCGGTAAAAGTGAAATTGCAGCGGCGGTTGCCCTGCTTCTCACCTGCGGAGACAACGAATGGGGTGCGGAGGTTTACGGCTGTGCCTGTGACAGGCAGCAGGCCTCCATCGTTTTTGATGTCGCCGTGGACATGGTTGAGCAGTGCCCTCCGCTTAAGAAAAGGATAAAACCTTTGATTGCAACAAAAAGGCTGGTGTACCAGCCCTTAAGCAGCTTCTATCAGGTGCTTTCCTCCGAGGTTGCATCAAAGCATGGATATAACGTGCATGGTTGTATCTTTGACGAGCTCCACGCCCAGCCAAATAGAAAGCTCTATGATGTAATGACCAAGGGCTCCGGGGATGCGAGAAAGCAGCCTTTAAACTTTGTAATCACCACTGCCGGTACCGACAGGAACAGCATCTGCTGGGAGGTGCATCAGAAAGCCGTTGATATTATTGCGGGCAAAAAGATTGACCCCACCTTCTACCCGGTTATTTATGGTGCAGCAGATGATGATGACTGGACGGATGAAGCGGTATGGAAAAAAGCAAACCCATCCCTTGGATACACCATAGAGCTGGACAGGATAAGGGATGCTTTTTTATCTGCAAGAGAAAACCCGGCAGAGGAGAACATATTCCGTCAGCTGAGACTCAACCAGTGGGTGAAGCAGACCGTCCGCTGGATGCCAATGGAGGCATGGAACGCCTGTGCCTTTTATGTGGATGCAGACTCGCTTGTGGGAAGGGAGTGCTATGGCGGGCTTGACCTTTCAAGCACTACTGATATTACTGCCTTTGTGCTGGTATTTCCTCCTTTAGATGATGAAGATAAGTATATTGTGCTTCCCTTCTTCTGGATTCCCGAAGACAACCTGGAGCTAAGGGTACGGTGTGACCACGTTCCGTATGATGTGTGGGAAAAGAAGGGGTTTTTGAAAACCACAGAAGGAAACGTAGTCCACTATGGCTTTATAGAAGCCTTTATTGAAGAACTGGGGACGCGGTATAACATCAAAGAGATTGCGTTCGACCGCTGGGGAGCGGTACAGATGTCGCAGAACCTTGAGGGGCTGGGATTCACAGTAGTACCATTCGGGCAGGGGTTTGCGTCAATGTCACCGCCTACCAAGGAGCTTATGAAGCTGGTGCTTGAAAAGAAAATTGCGCATGGCGGCCATCCCGCCCTTGCATGGATGATGGACAATGTAACTGTGAAAACCGATCCTGCCGGGAACATCAAGCCCGATAAGGAAAAGTCCACAGAACGAATTGACGGAGCGGTTGCCGCCATCATGGCGCTTGACAGGGCACTCAGACATAAGAGCGATGGCGGCGGTGAGAGTGTGTATAACGAAAGAGGATTATTAATCCTCTAACTAAAGATGGGAGTATGGAAAGGAGGCAAAGAATGAGCAGGGATTCTCCAAAAGATATAATCATCAAATTAACAGTACGATTGGCGGTGAACGGGATATGAACCTTTTTCAGATAATATTCAATAAAATACCACGGAAAATTGCGCAGGAAACCGGAAGCCAGAGTGGAATGGGAGCTTTGTTCGGACGTTCATCCAGCGGAAAGCAGGTGAATGAACAGACAGCCATGCAGGCAGCTACGGTATATGCCTGCGTTAAAATCCTGGCTGAAACCATAGCAAGCCTTCCGCTGCACACCTACAGAAGGACCGCCGGGGGCAAGGAAAAAGCATATGACCATTATCTTTACGAGCTCCTTCACAGCCAACCCAATTCTGAGATATCAGCCTTCACATTTTTTGAAGCTATGATGGCACAAATCCTTATATGGGGTAACGCTTATGCCTTTGTTGTCCGTGACGCTAATGGGAAGGTGCTTGAGCTCTGGCCGTTAAGACCTGAAAAGATGCAGGTGGGCAGGCTTGAAGGCGGGGATTTGTTTTACAGCTATGATACGAAGGATGGTACACAGAGCTTCAGACGAGATGAAGTGCTTCATGTTCCGGGCCTTGCCTTTGACGGGGTTACAGGCCAGTCACCCATATCCTATGCCAAAAATGCCATAGGGATGTCGCTGGCGGCTGAGGAATATGGAAGCACTTTCTTTGCCAACGGTGCAAATCCCGGCGGAGTGCTTGAGCATCCCGGTGTTGTAAAAGACCCGAAGCGGCTCAGGGAAAGCTGGGAGTCGGTTTACCGCGGAAGCAGCAATGCCCATAAGATAGCTGTCCTTGAGGAGGGGATGAAATTCAGCCCCATTGCAATACCTCCAGAGCAGGCGCAGTTCTTAGAGACCCGCAAGTTCCAGACCAATGAAATCTGCAGGATATTCAGGGTGCCGCCACACATGGTCGGTGATTTGGAAAGGGCCACCTTCAGCAATATTGAGTACCAGTCCATAGAATTCGTTGTGCATACCATAAGACCGTGGTTGGTGAGGTGGGAGCAGGCCATGAAGAATCAATTGCTGCTGCCGGATGAGAAGAAGGAATACTTTATCCGCTTCAATGTTGACGGACTCCTCCGGGGTGATTTCAAAACAAGGCAGGAGGGCTACAGCATTGGAATCCAGAACGGCTTTTTAAGCCCCAACGATGTGCGTGAGCTTGAGGACTTGAACCTTATTCCAGACGAGCTTGGAGGCAACCGGCACATGATAAACGGCAGCATGATTGACTTGAAGGATGTGGGTAAATGGGCTGATAAATACAGCACTCAAAAGAAGCAATAGAAAACGGTATAACAGAAATGAAGGGTGGTGATTCACTTATAGGCATTTTAAAGACATATATGAAATGTTAACGCAGGAAGGAGATGAGAAAACCGATGAAAAGGAAGTTCTGGAACTGGATGGAGGATGAAAACACTCTGTACCTTGACGGATACATTGCACAGGAGAGCTGGTTTGGTGACGAGGTGACACCAAAGCTGTTCAAGGATGAGCTTGTAAGCCGCAAGGGAGATATAACCCTCTGGATTAACAGTCCTGGAGGGGATGTTTTTGCAGCGTCCCAAATTTACACCATGCTAAAGGAGTACAACGGCAGTGTAACAGTAAGGATTGACGGTATTGCTGCAAGCGCTGCATCAGTTATTGCCATGGCTGGAGACACAATAGAAATGTCTCCCCCGTCGCTCATGATGATCCATAACCCCATGACCATTGCGTTCGGTGAAGCAAGCGACTTTGAAGGCGCCATTGAAATGTTAAACCAGGTGAAGGAAAGCATTATCAACGCCTATGAGCTTAAGTCAGGACTGTCCAGGGTGAAAATATCACGCATGATGGACGATGAAACCTGGTTCAATGCTAAAAAGGCTGTTGAGCTCGGCTTTGCAGACAAGATTCTGTATCAGAAGGAAAAGGTGGAAAACCAGGGAGGTGGGGAACCGCCGATTCTTATGGACAGCTATATGTTTGACAAAAGGACGGTGGCATTAAATCTTGCAAGCAAATTGGAAAAGGTAAAGCCTGAAAAGAAAAGCCCTGCAATACAAGCGGAAAAACAGCTTGATGTTGCAGGGCTTTTGAATGCAGTGAGGGAGATAGTCGCAGAGGAGCTCAAAGGGAAGGTCGATGTGGAAAGCCTGCGCAAAAGACTTGACCTGTTAAACAAAACTACAAAAATATGGAGGTAAAAATAATGTCGAAAATTTTAGAGCTGAGGGAAAAACGAAGCAAGCTTTGGGAGGATGCCAAGGCTTTTTTAAATGAGCATGAAGGCAATATGACCGCTGAAAATTTGAGCCAGTACGAGAAAATGGAGGAGGATATCGTACTGATGGGCAGGGAGATTGAAGCCCTGGAGCGCCAGCAGAAAATGGAGATGGAGCTTACAAAGCCTGTAAGGAGCGCCGTAAAGCCGGAAATTGTTCAGCAGGAGTCGGAGAAAACAGGCAGAGCTTCCAAAGGTTACAATGACGCCTTCTGGAAGAACATGAGAAGCAAAAACAGCTATGATGTTTTAAATGCATTGCATATTGGGACCGACTCGGAGGGCGGCTATCTCGTGCCTGATGAGTATGAGAAAACCCTTGTTTCAGCACTTGAGGATGTAAACATAATGAGAGGTCTTGCTACCATCATTAACACCTCATCAGGTGACAAGCAGATTCCTGTTGTAGCATCCAGAGGTACCGCAAGCTGGGTGGCTGAAGAAGGGGCAATCCCTGAAAGTGATGACAGCTTCGGGCTTATCACCCTTGGTGCGCACAAGCTGGCTACCATGATCAAGGTGTCGGAGGAGCTTTTGAATGACAATGTATTCAACCTTGAGGGCTATATTTCCAAGGAGTTTGCCAGAAGGATCGGAGCTGCAGAGGAAGCCGCTTTTATAAACGGCAACGGGACAGCAAAACCCACTGGAGTTATAGGAAGCGGAGAAGTGGGAGTAACAGCCGCATCCTCCACCGTCCTTACCTTAGATGAAGTTATCGACCTTTATTACTCACTGCGTGAGCCTTACAGGAATAATGCGGCATGGCTTATGAACGATGCTACCATAAAGGCTATAAGAAAGCTGAAGGATGGAAACGGGCAGTACCTATGGCAGCCTGCATTACAGGCAGGTCAGCCCGATACCATTTTAAACAGGCCTGTAAAAACATCGTCTTCTGTTCCTACAATTCAGGCAGCAGCCAAGACGATTGCCTTTGGTGATTTTAAATATTACTGGATTGCCGACAGGCAGGGCAGGAGCTTTCAAAGACTCAATGAGCTTTATGCTGTAAACGGTCAGGTGGGCTTCAGGGCGACACAGAGGGTTGACGGAAAGCTGACACTTGCTGAAGCGGTCAAGGTACTGCAGATGAAAGCGTAGGTGAAGCCTGATGAATATAACTAAAAATTATCATAAGGATGGCGGCGATGTTTTTGTAGTCGGTGGCGAAATCAGGGTTGTTGACGATGGGAAAGTGACCTTTGACGGAATAGAACTAAAGCCTGCGGCAAACCAGACCAATAGCACAGCAAGCACAATCGCTGACTTGAAAACCGACTTTAACGCTTTACTTTCAAAACTAAAGGCGGCAGGCTTGATGCTGGACGATGAATAAAGGACGCAAGACAAGGGGAGGCGGTGGATTTGGTTTCACTTAATGAAACAAAAGCATTTCTAAGGATTGATTCAAGCCATGAGGATGCTCTTATCACAAGCTTTATTACTTCTGCGGAGGATATTGTGGAGAGCGTCCTCCGCTATCCCTTGTCAGATTTTCTTCTTGACGGCGGTACACTTCCCGAGCTTGTGAAAACAACGGTGTGGTATGTGGTCTCACAGTTTTATGAATTCAGAGAAAATGTGGACATAAGAAAGCTGACGGAAACGGCATCCCTGCTCCTAACATCTTATCGAAGGAAGGAGTGGTGATGAATGGCATGGAGGAACAACAACCAAAGAAGGCAGTATGCAGGACAGGGAAACATGGTAAAGCCCCTGCTTTCTATCGGCAAGCTCAGACATCGCATAACTATCCAGTCATACTCAACGATAAAAAACAGCTTTGGTGAAGAGGTAAAGGTATGGACTGACTACGCTGTTGTTTCTGCAAGTGTTGAACCGATGTCGGGCAAGGAGCTTTTTACGGCGCAGCAGCTTCATGCAGAAACCACAACGCAGATTATCCTCCGGTACCTTGGTGGGTTAAACACCAGCATGAGGGTTCTGTTTAACAATAAAATCTATGACATCCTTCATGTTTCAAACAAGGAGGAAAGGAATATTGCCATATATCTGCTCTGCAAAGAGAACGGGGAGGTGGTCTGATGGCAAGGTCATATTCGGCAAGGGCAAAAAAAATGAAGGGCGGCATTGACATTGAAGGAGCGGAAGAAATTATGGATTTGCTTCAGGATATGGGGGATGCCGCTGTAAATGTGCTTGACCAGGCTGCCAGGAAGGGTGCGGAGATTGTATTGGCGGCAGCAAAGAGAAAGCGCCTGTAGACACAGGTGAGCTTCGGAACAGCCTTATACTCAAAAGCGGTATAAAAAAGCAGGGCGGGGATATTGAGAACATAAACCGTAAAATCAAGGGAGCTTACTATGTTACGAGGGAAAGCGGAAAGGCGAGGCATTTTGCACCTGTCGAGCTTGGAACCAAGGAACGGCCTGCGACTCCGTACCTAAGGCCTGCGGTGGATGAAAACCTTAAAAAAATTTCAGATACTGTAACAGAGGAAATCAGCAAGGCAGTGGGAAAGGCAAGGTGACAGCCATGTTTGAAGAAGTGCTGTGCGGCTATTTAATAAACAATGCGGGTATTCATGAACTGGCTGGTGACAGGGTTTACCCGCTTATGCTGCCCCAAAACTGTACTCTTCCTGCAGTGACCTATCAAAAGATTTCAGGAGACCGGCTGCATTCGCTGCAGGGGGACACAGGGTACACAACTCCTGTTTTTCAGGTTACATCAAGGGCTGATACCTATGCACAGTGCAAGGCGCTTGCAGATAAAATCCGCTTGAGCCTTCAGAATTTTACAGGAATAATGGGCGGCACCGATGGAGTGGATATCGGTGCTGTTTTATTAATGGGAGAGGTTGAAGGCTACGAGCCGGATACAAACAGCTGGTATAACCATATGGATTTTAAATTTCATTATGAGGAAAGGATGTGACACGGATGGCTGGGACAGCAGGAAAGAAAGGAAAGGTAATGATCGGAGCCAATTCAGTGACAGCATTGAACAGCTGGTCGCTGGAGCTTGGGATTGACACTCTGGACACCACGGCGTTCGGGGATGATTGGAAGAACTTTATATCCGGCTTAAAGGAATGGTCGGCAAGCGCAGAAGGCGCATATAACGTTCATACCGATGCAAACGGCCAGGCGGCGCTGCAGAATGCGTTCCTGAACGGCACCGATGTGGATTTGAAGCTATATGTAAACAACACCAACTATTACAGCGGCCAGGCACTAATCTCAGGGCTGTCTATTGAAGACCCGGTGGATGACATTGTAACCATATCCATTGAGTTTCAAGGGAATGGCGCTCTGGCATACACATAAGGAGGCCTGTTGAATGCAGAACGGAGTTAAACTAAGCGTCTCGCTGAAGGATACAGATTTGTTTCATGACATTGCAGAGCTTTTAAAAAGGCTTTTTGAGGATGAACGCATTGCAAAGGATGTGCGGGATGAATACAAGTTAAAACTGAAGGAGCTTTTGGGAGGTGATGGGTGATGGGGAGTGTTGCGGGAAGGGTTGGCGGTGTATTTGTACAGACAGAGGATGCACCGGAAGTATTTACTGATGAAGCTGCTGCACCCGACCTTAGCCTTACAAGGTACACAATCAGTGATAGTGCAAAGCGCTATTGGGATAAAAACTTACCTGTTACCGTAAAGGTAAACGGGGAGGTGCAGTTTTCCGGCTATCAGCTGGAGCATTGCGGCGGAGTGGTTGTGTTTGACGAGGCAAAGGACGGAGATGATGTGGTTTTAATCAGTGGAAGCGCTCTGGTCGTAGAGCAGCACGGCGGGTTCTTTAATTGGTCTGCCGAACTGGGTATGGAGACACCTGAGACCACAACCTTTATGTCAAACGGCTGGAAGGAATATATCTCATCTGTCAAAGAATACTCAGCATCAGCGGAGAGCTACTGGGGCGATGAAGAATTCTTTTCAAGGCTGGGTCAGGAGGTAATCATTGCACTATATATTGATACCACAGCCTCAAAGACCCGGTATGAGGGCTATGGGATTATTAGCTCGGATGGAATTGAAACGGCAGCCGATGATGTGGTGAATGATTCAATAGAGATACAGGGAGTTGGACCGTTGTATTATAGGGAGGGTTGAACTAAATGGCAAAACAAAGCGTAATATTGGAGCTGGACAGACCGAGAAGCCTTCGCTTCGGGCTTAATGCCCTGGTCCGTATAGAGGAAATGATAGGAAAGCCTATCAGCAGGCTTGACCTTGACAACATCAGTGTAAAGGATATGAGAACCATCATTTATGCTGGACTTTTTTATGATGACAAGAACCTGACCCCTGAAAAGGTGGGTGAGCTGATTGATGATTTCAGCGACATAAACACGGTTGCTGAAAAGCTGAGCGAGGCAATGACGGAGGCATTCGGAAGAAAAAACGGGAAAAAGCTGACAGCGGGAAAGGAGAAGACTGGGACTGGGACCGGCTCTTAAAAACCGCTGTCGGCATTATGGGGCTTTCACCGGATGAATTCTGGAAGCTGACCCCCTATGAGTTTAACCTTATGATTGAAGGTTTCCTTGCAAGGGAGGAGCGGAAGACTAATGACATTCTCTATCTTGCATGGCATGTGGAGGCTTTCGCAAGATCCAAGAGGCTGCCAAAGCTTCAGACCTTGCTTAAAAAACGGAAACCAAAATCTCAAAATCAAACATTAACAAAAGAACAGTTAATATTTATTGCAAAGAAGAAAGGGCTTGCCGGACCATGGTAATGCCTTTTTTGCTGCCTGTGGGGAGGTGTGGGTATGGCAGTCATACGAAATCTGGTAGTCAAGATAACGGCAGACATCGGTGCTTTGAAAAAAGGGCTCCAAGAGGCGCAGGATGCCATGGCGAATGTAAGCAGCCAGCTGTCGGGAGCAGGAAAGGTGATGTCTGCTGCATTGACCGCACCTCTTGCAGGCATGGCGGCAGCTTCTTTGAAAGCCGGAGCCGATTTTGAAGCCGGGATGAGCAGTGTAAAAGCAGTATCGGGCGCTACAGGCGAAGAAATGAAACAGCTTGAAGAACTGGCGCTCAAAATGGGAGCGGAAACCAAGTATTCAGCAAAGGAAGCCACATCGGGTATTGAAGAACTAATCAAAGCAGGTGTCAGTGTGAAGGATATCATGGGCGGAGGCTTGAAGGGAGCGCTGTCTCTTGCAGCGGCAGGAGAAATTGAGCTTGCCGATGCAGCTGAAATAGCATCTACAGTATTAAACTCCTTCAAGGCTGATGGGCTGAATGTTGCACAGGCTGCCGACATCCTTGCCGGTGCGGCCAATGCATCTGCAACAAGCGTACAGGAGATGAAATTCAGTCTTTCCATGTGTTCTGCTGTAGCAAGTGCGGTTGGGTTGTCCTTCAAGGATACCAGCACGGCGCTTGCGGTATTCGCCCAAAACGGGCTAAAGGGTTCTGATGCAGGCACATCATTAAAAACCATGCTGATGAACCTCCAGCCTTCCACTGACAAGCAGGTGGAGCTTTTCAAAAAGCTGGGGCTTACAACCGCTCAAGGTACAAGTGCTTTCTATAATGCTCAGGGTAAGCTGAAGAGCATGGCTGAAATTGCAGGCTTGCTGCAAAAAAGCATGAAAAACCTAACTGATGCGCAAAGGTTGCAGGCAATGGAGACGCTATTCGGCTCTGATGCTATCCGTGCAGCAAATATTTTATATAAGGAAGGTGCTGACGGCTTCAATAAAATGCAGTCGGAGATGGGAAAGGTAACCGCTGAAGAGGTGGCAGCCGAAAGGATGAACAACCTAAAAGGCTCCCTTGAACAGCTGAAGGGCTCCATTGAAACGCTGCAGATTGTATCCAGCAAGGCATTCCTTCCAATATTAAAGATGCTTGCAGACAAGGCTACCATTCTAGTCAATAAATATATGGAGCTTAATCCTGAAGTACGCAAATGGGTAACAATCATACTGGCCGCAGTAGCAGCGGTCGGTCCCCTGCTTATGGTGCTGGGAGGACTTTCAACAGGGCTTTCGGTGCTGTCAGGAGTTTTTGCCGCCATTGCTTCCCCCATAGGGCTTGTTGTGGTGGCAATTGCAGGATTGGTGGCAGGGTTTGTGTGGCTGATGAAAACCAATGAGGGCTTCAGGAACTCTGTGCTTGCCATTTGGGAGCAAATACAGTCAAAGTTCAAGGAAGCGCTTGGCTTCATTCAGAGCAAGACCGCAGAGGTACTGCCGGGTATAAAGGCAAAATTCACCGAGGTGCTTGGCAACGTACTGGCATTTCTGCAGGATTTTGCGGCAAATGCAATAAAAGCCTTTCAAATGTTTATCAACGGCTTTAAGGGAACAGGAGATCCCGGAGCCATGGCAAGCGGATGGGAGACGGCATTTTACCGTATAGGCTCTGTAGTAAGCACCATTTTTAACGGATTGGTATCGGTAATCCAGCCGGTCATGCAGACAATCTTTAAGATAGTAAGCGATGTGGTTACAGGCATATGGAACTTTTGGAACACCTACGGTCAGCAGATAATTGACACCGCGGTCAATATATTCAACGGCATCCTTGCCTTTATTCAGCCAATACTTGCACAGCTTTTTGCATCCTTTGACAGTTCGCAGGCTATCTGACCCCGATTTGGGAGAGCATAAAGACCTTGATTTTCTCGCTATGGGGAGTAATACAACAGCTTTGGACGCTGCTTCAACCGGTGTTCATTGCCCTTGGAGCAGCTATTGCCGTAATACTCGGAATAGCAGTCGGTGTGCTGAATGGGATCATACAGGCGCTTGGTCCGTTCATACGAGCGGTGCTCGGCGCAGTGAATTTTATAGTCAACCTTATCGGGTTTGTCATCGCCATCATTAACGGTGACTGGGCTGGGGCATGGAATTTCCTTGTTGAAGCGGCAAAGGCGGCATGGAGCATGCTGTCAAACCTGTTTATGACCATAGTAAATCTGGTAAAGGGCTTTGTGGAAGGAATCATTTCATTCTTTAAGGGCTTATGGTATACCTTGGTCGGAGGCTCCATCGTGCCTGACCTTGTAAACGGTGTCCTTGGCTGCTTCTCCAATATGGTTTCAGGAGTCACCAATTTTGTAGGTAACCTAGTGGGAGCAGTGTCCGGTGCATTTGGCAAGATAGGGTCTGTAGTAGGTGATGTTGTAGGCAGTGCATGGAACTGGGGCAAAAACATGATGGGTAATCTGGTGGATGGAATCAAATCCATGGCTGGAGGAGTCAAGGATGCTGTCAGTGGAGTGGCGGACAAAATCAAGAATTTCCTTGGCTTTGGCTCCCCAACTAAAGAAGGTCCGGGCTCAAACGCCGACACTTGGGCGCCAAATTTAATAAATATGCTGAAGGATGGCATCAAGGCGGGTGTTCCTGCTTTGGAGGCAAACCTTAACGCTGTTTTGAACCCGCAGTTCAACCGGCCTGCGTTTGAAGGGGCGGGTGGGGGAGCAAACGGCAGCATGGTGGTTGACCACACAGGCACAATTACTGTGAAAGGTGTCAATGACAAGGGCGAGCTGATGGGTGTGGTTGAAATAATTGCAGCGGATTTGGCGGCAAACAAGGACAGATATGGTAAAAATCCAAGCGCACACAAAGCCTTCAGGTAGGAGGTGAACCAATGGCGGATGTTTGGGGAGCATTGGAGCTCAATATAACAGCATACAAGAGAGCCGGGGCCGAAAGATATTTTTCCGAAAAGGAGCTTCTGGCTCCTTATGATGCAAGGGATAAAAAGACACCCAATTCAGTGCTTATGGGAACAGGAAGAAAGAGAAAAACAAGAGAGGTGGAGGGTTTTTGCACCCGGCTTGAGTATAGTCAACTGCTTATAGACTATCATAGCTCGGAGGCAAAGCCCCTGGCTTTTGATGACGGCTTTACCATGACGGCAAGGCTGTGGAAGCTGTCAGGCAAAGAGGAAAAGGGAAGCGATCTGGTCTGGTACCAGGCGACCTTTATTGAATCATAGCGGGAGGGAGGCAAATCTAATGGTATTGAACGGAACGGAGCAAAGAACTGATATCTGGACTGATGAACCATATACGCTTGCAAATGCAACCTGGTACGGTCACCGCAAGCTAGTCCATAACGGTGGATACTGGTTTGCCTGCTTTGACCGCTATGGGGATGATGACTGGCAGTACCAGACGGTTGTAATGAAAAGTGTGGACGGCGTTACTTGGGAGGATACCGGCTTTCCCTTCACACCGGGAGCAGGGGTAAGCTTTGCATACCCCAACATGGCAATGGACAGCGAAGGAAGGATTCACCTTGCCGCCAATGACAGTTCAAACAACAGGATAAAGTATTGTGTTTATGAAAACGGAGCGTGGGGAACGATTGATACACTTCCGCAGCTTCCGGGAAACGGGTATGTGGATGCCGATATTATTGTGCTGGTTGACAGCGCAGGCAAGCCCCATGTTGTATTTGCCACAGGCGGCTCCAGTGGGAAGGTGTATTATTCAAACAAGGTATCGGGAGCATGGAGCAATTATGAGGCAGTACAGCCTTCGGTTCCAAGGTACTACCTGGACAGTGCTGCAATTGACAAGGACGATAATATGCATATCACCATGGTGAGCTTCAGTGATTTTCACATCTATTACACAAAAGGAAAAAGCGGAGCGTGGCTGCCTTGGGAGATGGTTTTTGGAGGTAACGATGCAAACGGCTCTGACATTGGAGTGGACAGCACAGGCAAGCCATATATTGTCATCGCAAGGGGAAGCGAACTGTCACTGTTTACGAAATCTGCCTCATGGTCGGAGCAGCAGATAAGCAGTATGCCAGATAATATTCATCCTAATATCCACATATCGGCAAATGATAAGATATACATTGCCTGGGGGCAATCGCCGACACCCGGATTTGACAACCAGCAGGTTTTCCTCATGTCTAATGAAGCCGGGGGATGGGAACAGTCAATAAATGTCTCCAACGATGATACTTTAAGCGGCTGGGCTTATCCGGTAGTGTGGGCGGATTCAACGGTATGCGGCGCAATGGCAATGAACTACGACTACACCCATATCTGCGGATGGTTTGCAGGAGGTGCGCCAGCGGAATATTCCGACAGGTGGGGGAGCCTCAGGTTGAACATCACCGAGTATAACCGTGACGAAATAGCGATGCTTGCCTCAGAAAAGGAGTTGATTCCGTTTACCGCCGTAACAGCGCCGCAGAGCAGGCTCCTTTCGGCAGGACGGCTCCGTGAAAGGAGAACTGTTTCTGGCTGGGCTTTAAAAGCAGACTTTGACAGCCTTGAAGCGGATTATGAGGCATTTGTGAAAAACAAAGCGGAGTTTCATGACGGTACGGTAATTAACCCTGCAATAATAGAGGAGCTTTCGGGTACAAGGCAGCAGGGGACGGAAATTGTTTTTTATGAAATAACCTTTTTGGAGGTGTAGACCTTTGAGAATAATGCCGGAAAATACAATGACACTTCTTAAGTCACGCTCCATGATCGGCAGCGATGCCCCGACAGGCAGGATTGAATTTCCCGAAATAGCCATGTCAACCATTGACGGAGTTGATTCAGTGGGTGAAGGAAGTGCCGATTACAGATGGTTTCGGAATATTATAGAGCATAACGGCAGGATATACATAGCAGCCACCAACAATGACACATTCCCTAAAAACGGAGGGTTGTGGGAATGGGACGGAAATATTTCGCTTGCACAGGTTGTGTTTGCAAATCCGTCCATGGTAACAGCGGACCTATGGATAGCAAGTGATGGTACAGGAATATATCTGTTAAGCTCAAACGGCTTGAGTGCTCATGATAACAAATTCTATGTAAAAAGTGGAAGCTCATGGAGCGAAATCACAGAAACACCAACTTATCCTGATGGGAGCGGAGGCTCAGGCTCGCTTCCCTTGGTCGGGCTTGTATATGCCAACGGAGCCTTTTGGGCTTTGTCTAATATATACCACTATGGTGAAGAATGGGGAGGTTGTCTTTATACAAGCTCTGGTGGTGGATGGTCCAAGGTGTGCGGCACAACGGGAAACCAGACCTTTCCCGGCAGGCTCTGGTTCAATACAGAGGATGATTGCCTTTACGCTTTTGGAAGAAGTGATCCGGAGGATGCAGACTCTTTGGTAACAATTGTAAGGTATGACACCAATGGAGGAAGCGGATGGGAGACTGTCGCTGAGGGGCTGGATGTGTTCAGGGACGGCAGGGGAGGGAATTCCACCTTTGCATGGCTGGATAGCGGGCTTCATGCAGTAGACGGAGATACCGGCGATGTTTACAAGGTAAATGAGGATGGCACGATATCAAAGGTTTCTGTAACACAAAACGGATATACTCCATTGGTTGAAGATACGGTTGTCCATAACAAGGTGCTTTATATTGCGCCTCAAGTTGGAGGAACCGGCTTAAATCTTGACTATTATAACGGCTCAAGGCTGGTGCAGATGAACATACCCCAGCAGCAGAGCATTGCAATAAAGCACCTGTTTGTGTTCAGCGTAACAGGCAAGCTGTATGGAATCGGCCAGGCGGCACCGTCTTATACACCAAGGCTGATTGAGTTTGAGCTTTCAGAAGGAGCTGCAAAGCTCCAGGTTGAGCAGATAAGCGTACAAAGGGAGGAAGCCGCCGACAGCCAGAGGCTTACCTTTTCCCTGCCCAATATCAATCCGTCAGACCCGACCGATGCGGGATATTACACACCTTACCGTGGCGGGCATGAGTTTGACAAGGCATTGAATGAATGGTACTGCGTTATCATTCCGAGCCGCAGGGTGGTAGCAAAAATAGGATACGGTATAGACCTTGCCACAGTTTTTACAGGAGAAATAGATGATGTTACCATGTCCGCCCAGCCAAGGGATTACAATATCAGCGCTGACTGCAGGGATTTGGCCTGCTGGTTTATTGACAGGGAGATAAGCCTTGTCATACAGGGCAAAACAAAATACTACATTAAGTACCCTCTCCCTTCAGGTGTCAAAAAGTATTGGATTACGCCAGGAGGGTCCACAAAGCCGGATGTTGCCGATATTGTCAAAGACCTCTGCATGAGGGCAGGGTTTAAGGCGGCAGATGTAATTGTAGAGGCTACAGGAATAAAGCTTGATCCAACCTTTGAAAAGACCACCTACATGGATGCAATCAATGAAATGTGTACCGTTTCAGGCTTTGAGTTCTTTATTGACGAGGATGGCATAGCAAGGTTTTACTTCCCTACAGACAGGGAGCCTTCGGTTACAAACGAGCAGCATGCACTAAACGGAACGGCCTGGGTGTCATTGGAGCACAACCATCTGGTATCCGGCTCTGACAAAGTTACCTCTTCAAATGGAGCTGTAACCTACTCAAGGGATGTTGACTATGAAATAGACCTTGAAAACGGAAAAATACGGAGGCTTTCAGGCAGTAGTATTCCTGGCGGGTCAACAGTAAAGGCAAGCTATGTGTATGCAGGCTGGGTCTTCCGGGAGGGTGAGGATATATTCAGCCTTAAATTCGGAGTAAGCAGGAGAAATATCTATGGAACCATAAGGGTGGCAGGAAAGAAAAAAGAGGGTGTTGCAACCTCTCCTTCTACCATGTGGGACACAAGCAAGGTCCATAAGAGCAAGGTTCTGTTTGCAGACAACCAGCACCTTGATTCGCAGGAGGAATGCAACGAATGTGCAGCGCGCTTGAAGCAGGACATGGTCAGGAGGTATACCTGTGCCGAATTTGTGGCTGTAGGTAACCCGTGGCTTCAGGTAGGCGACAATATCATGGTTGTTGAATCCAGCACCACTATATCCGAGGTATACAAGATATTAAGCATCAGCTTTGACTTATCCACGGATGGATTCACGATGGAGCTTAAGACATTTCATGTTGGGTATACCCCGCTTACAACGTAGGAGGTGATGGAATTGGCAGGACACAGGAATGCAGCGGGTGAGATTATTAAAATTATGGGGGCAAGAGACCAGAAAAGCACTGTGGCTGTCCCGGTAAGATCGGAGCAGGAGGAGCCGGAGGCAGGCTTTACTGACTTAACCTCCCATGTGTCCAATCCTGACGCCCACCATTCGCAATATCATCATGCCGGCCACGAGGATGGCGGAGCTGATACCATAGCCGTATCCGACAGCATGATAGCTGAAAGGACAATTGATGACAGCAGTTCCCCAACAGGAAACACAGGGCTGTTGACTACACTTCTTGGCTGGCTTGCCGCTATGGTAAAGACGATTACTGGAAAGGGGAATTGGAGGACTGCTCCCGAGATTTCGCTCCAGGATGCTTCAGACCATATGAAGGAGAGCGGGGCTCACCTTCATTTAGGCTGCAGAGTGGCAGCTACAGCCAATATTAGCCTCTCAGGGTTGCAAACCATCGATGGCGTATCTTTATCTGCAGGAGACCGGGTGCTTGTGAAGAACCAGACGGACCAGAAGGAAAACGGCGTATATATTGTATCTTCCGGTTCATGGGCAAGGGCGGATGATTTCAATGATAGCTCCGACTTTAAAGCCGGTGTTTTTGTTTATATATCTGAAGGTACAGTAAATAAAAAGAAGCTGTTCCATATGACAACGGCTGGAACGGTGGTAATCGGCAACACCAATATAGTGTTTGAAAATATAGACCAGGGTGGCGGGGCAGGCTCGGGCGACATGACAAAATCGGTGTATGACCCTGACGAGGATGGTATTGTTGAGAATGCAGAGCATGCATTAGCCGCTGACAACGCAAGCCATGCCGATACCGCTGACCTTGCAGGCTCTGCAGATAACGCTTCAAATGCGGCCCTGCTTGAAGGGCATCCTGCATCATATTTTGCCGCTTCTGCAGACTTAAAGGTATATGCAGCCGACATTGACTTTTATGAGGATGGAGTGGTTATAACCTTTTCAGACTCATCAACTGCAAATTATTCCTGGGTAAAGGATGACCAGGGAAGAATCACAAGCCTTGTAAATACAACACCAAACCCTGACGAGACCACAAGCATCAGCTATAACTCAGGGAACAAACCATAAGGAGGGATGGACAGGTGGCTATAACCAAATATACACATACAGTTAACATAGATGTGGGGGTTTCTACAGTAGGAAAAATTATTGAATTTGGGAAGGATTTTCTTGACTGGCTTTATGCCAATATGCCCGGTGGGGAGACCATGACAAAAAATACGCAGACACCCAATGTAGATACAGTAAGCAGGGCTTGGAATGCAGTGACAGGAACCGCTCAGAATGGAGGTTCTGCAAATACCATCAAGCTTGCTTCGGGTGCTTCGTCAACAAACGGATTCTATGTCGGCCAGCAAATAACCCTGACGGGAGGACCGGGTGCCGGTGATGTAAGGAATATAACAGCGTATGACGGTACTACCAAGATTGCCACAGTAGACACTAACTTCAGCGCAACACCCACCTCGTCAACCACCTACTCCATTAAGGAAACTTGGGTACCTGATTGGCTTAAAGCGGCATTCCCTGATGCAAGCAGCTACAGGTTTGTTACAGGTGTAATTACTTTCACGCATGCAGAAAGCCAGTCTGATTGGGTTATTTGCACAACCTATGACGGCTCGACAACCAAGTATGGCGCTATTGTTGTTGGGATAAGGAATAATGCAGCAAGCGGGCAGGTGGTTTACGGGGAGATAACAAGGTATCAGCCCGATACCATAGACAATGTATATTTGAATCACAATGAAACGATTATTTTACTTATTGCAGACAAGAGCAACGGGTACAAAATTATTTCCAAGGATGCCAATCCCTCAGCGACCTCCGGCAACACCTATTATTATGGTGTGGTTAAGCTGGACTCGCCTGTTGAGGCAACCGATACCAACGCATGGTTTATGTTTGGACAGAATGATGCTACAAAAACTAGGTTTACCAGACAGTTCAACGGTGAAGCTCTCGGGCAGATATGCGAAATAACCTGTGACACTCTTATACCGGAAGGAACAAACTTTACTAAGAACTTCTACAATCAGAAGATTCCGCTGGCGAGGGTTTGGGCGGGAGTTGCTGACCTTGGAATGAGAGGGTATACCTCCAACCTTGTCATTGTGCCTCAATCCTTTATTGTCAGCAACCAGTACTATACCATCAACGGGGACAGCTATTACGGGCTGGGCACCTTCGACAACCATATCCAATTGCCTGGAGGTGGAGCGAATGTCGGTCAGCGTGTCCTTCTTAAAGCTTAGGGGTGATGCATTGTGGCATATGATGTGAACCAGAGCAAGACAGCCCTTGAGACTGGTCCTGTTGATATTTATTTATGGTTTTTACAAAATACAGGTGCAATCCAGTGGGATGAGAATAATTTTTCCTACAGGGAATGGCTGAAGCAGTATGTTGATAACATACTATGCAATTGGACTGTTGGTGAGCAGTTTGCTCCTATGATGCCGCAGGTTGGTTCAGGCGGCGGTGATACAACCGGTGCTTACAATAACGGATTTAACAACGGGCTAATAATAGGACTCAGGATAAGGCGAAAGTAACGTAAAGACGGGAGGGGATGAGGATGAAGCCGGAGGTGGTTTATACAATTATTGCAGCTGTAGCGGCATTATGTAGCATCATCTTTGGAGGCATTACTTTAAAAAGGTCGGTGCAGAAGGATTGTGACACTATGGGAAGGGAGCGTGGGGAACTGAAAGCTGATACCGAGTATATCAAACGAAGGATTGACGATGTCCTTCTGGAGCAAAAGGACACCAACAAGAGCGTATCCATTCTTTCAGAGAGGGTTACAAGGGTGGAGGAAAGCACGAAATCAGCACATCGCAGGATTGACATTATTGAAAAACGAGGTTCGGATGAATAGGAGGAGATGGCAATGGCTAAAAGCGTTTATCTAAGCCCGTCTACACAGGAAAACAATCTAGGTGCAGGCGGCTATGGCACAGAAGAGCAGCGGATGAACCAGGTGGCGGATGTCACACAGCAGGTGCTTGAGAGGCATAGCGTAACAGTCTACAGGAATAAGCCGGAGTGGCCGCTTTCACAGGTAGTGGTCGATAGCAACTCCAAGAATCCCGACATCCATTTTGCCGTTCACAGCAATGCGGGCGGTGGCAGGGGATGCGAGGTTTACTGCCACAGGTTCGGAGGCAACGGCGAAAAGCTGGCAAGGGCTGTATATGCGGAGCTTTCACCTTTGACACCGACAGCGGATAGAGGAGTCAAGGAAGGGTACAACTTTTATGGACAGGGCAAGCATATGTATGAGCTGGCATATACCAAAGCGCCTGCCGCATTGGTGGAAACAGCCTACCATGATAACCAGGAGGATGCCAAGTGGATTATATCCCATATAGAGGCAATCGGGACTGCCATTGCCAAAGGGATACTGAATTACTTCGGTATATTATATAAGGAAGAAAGTCCGAATTTGGACAAAGAACTTGAGGTGCTTCAGGAATTCGGTATCATAAAGTCGCCGGATTATTGGAGTGAAAATGCAGTAAAAGGTAAATATGTAGCTGGTGAATATGCCGCTATCCTGATACAAAGGGTAGCGGCTTTATTAATGAAGGGAGGAATTTAGTAATGAACCAATCAAGATGGAGAAGCCCTGTTGCATGGAGTGCCGTAGTGGCACTGGTTTTATTTGTACTGAAAAATTACGGACTGTTGGCACCTGTCGGACTCACGGAGGATAGCTTTAAAGAGCTTACTGCTTTAATATTTGGTGTTCTTTCGGCATTTGCCTTTTTCAATGATCCAACCAGCAAGGACAGCTTTTGATAAATGTCATGAAACGCTTGCATTGTAAGGCATTAAGAGTTATCATGTACAGTAATATATCAGGAAGGATATGTAAATTGCGAAAATAAAGGACGGTGTTCTATCATGAAACAGGCATTTGTGGATATGCTGGTGAAAAAAGCTTTAGCCCAAATTAATGAAAACAAGAAAACAGATGAAGAGTCATTAAGGCTCAGGCGGGCACTGGCAAATGCCAATAAGCCTGCCTTGCTGAAGAGGCTGATGGCTTGAAAACAGGTAACGCATCAAAAGGAAACTAAATAAGGCCGCCGTGTCTTGCGGGTGCAGGAACACCCGGAAGCCAATGCAGGTAACCAAACTACCTAACACCGACAGCTATTGCTGCCACAACGACCCTGTAAATATTATACTTTATCCTATCAATTTTCACAATGATACTACAGGCGCAGTGTGGGGTTACCATTAATCCTGCAGTGCGCCTTGCTTATTTTCCTTTCATAAAAAATGAAAGGGGTCGTGAATTTATGCAGAACATTTTAAAAAGCTTTGAGGAAGTCTTTAGGGAAATGCTGGAGGAGAAGGCTGTAAACCGAATGAGGGCAGATGCAAACAAATGCCTTATAACGGAGAACCGGGAAAATCTTAAGTTTTATAAGCAGCGAGAAGACGTAAAGGCATTTGATTTCAAAGGAACTGCAGCTGAATTTGACGCTCTTTTTGAGAGCTTGAATGAAAGGTTGAAAGCAGCGGAGAGCACCATGTCGGAGATCATATACCTGCATGGAACGAAGGAAGGCATATGTTTTCGTGTGATTATGGCTCAAGAAATGAAGGGAACAGTCAGACACCATCATCTAATCATATATAATGAAAATATTGAATCCAAAAGGAATGGAGGGATTCAACCATGCCTGGCGGATTAAAAAAATATCTTGAAGAAATTGCAGATAAGAGGGTAGAGGAGCTGCGCTACCTTATTGGGAAAAATAGCAACAGATATGAAAAGTTAAAAGTGCAAGCATATGAATTGCAGCAGGAGTTCATGGCGACACTGACAGAAGAACAGCAGGGAATGTTTGTAAAGCTTGAAGACTTTGAAAGCGAACAGTCAGGAATTGTCCACGATATGCTTTATCGATATGCATTCAGGGATGGGGTCAAAGCAGTAAGGATGATGTTTAAATGTAAATGATAATATATTAGGAATAGCATTAATAAGGAAGCTTTTCTGGAGAGGTTTTAAATAACCCCTCTATTTTTTTGTCTGAAATCTGGTTGAGAGGGCTTAGTGCCTTCTTTTTTACGTTTTGGGGGTGAGGTAAGTGACTGATTTGCAAAAAGAAAAAATTAGCCGGATGAGGCACATGGGTGAGAGCTACAGGCAGATTGCTATAGAGCTTGGAATTTCTGAAAACACAATTAAATCATATTGTATACGAAACAATCTTGGTTCTGTTAGAAGAGAACTAAATGAAAAGGGTGACTATTGCAAACAGTGCGGAAGGCTGCTGGTAAAAGGCAAAGTAGGCCACCCGTCAAAATTTTGTTCACAGAAGTGCCGGGAAGCATGGTGGAAGGCAAATGCAGAAATTATTGAGAAAAGAGCATGGTATACCATTGACTGTGCTTGCTGCGGAAAGAAGTTTGACAGCTATGGCAATCAGAAACGAAAGTTCTGCGGGCATGAATGCTATATAGCCAGCAGGTTTGGTACGAGGAGGGATGAATGTGACAAAGGAGCAGTTTGAACGTGAGAAAAATTACAGAGTTTCTATGTCAATAGCAAAAGCAATGCTGGCAAAAGGCATTATTACCATGAATGATTTTAAAAGGATCAACAAAATTCTTTTAACGGAATATAAGCCTGTAATAGGCGGAATATAAGCCTTTTTAGCTTGCTTTGTATCAAAAACAGAGTTATCATTGGAGCAAGCAAGGGGGTGGTTTTTATGCTAAGAACAGTGAGAAAAATAGAGCCTTTGGCAGCAAGGCTCCCGTCAAAAAAACGTGTTGCTGCATATGCCAGAGTGTCCAGCGGGAAGGATGCCATGCTGCACTCCCTCTCGGCACAGGTCAGCTACTACAGTGACTTTATACAAAAACACCGTGGCTGGGAGTATGCAGGAGTATATGCGGATGAGGCGGTAACCGGAACCAAGGAGAGCAGGGCTGAGTTCCAAAGACTTCTGAAAGACTGTAGGAACGGCAAGATAGACATGGTGATTACTAAATCGATTTCCAGGTTTGCGAGAAATACGGTCACTATGCTGGAAGCAGTGCGGGAACTAAAGAGTTTGGAAGTCGATGTGTTTTTTGAAAAAGAGAATATTCATTCAATGAGCGGGGATGGAGAGCTGATGCTAACCATCCTCGCTTCATTTGCGCAGGAGGAAAGCCGATCGGTCAGCGAGAATTGCAAGTGGAGGATACGCAAGCGTTTTGCTGAAGGTGAAATAGTAAACCTGCGCTTTCTTTTTGGATACCATATTAAAAATGGGGAGATTGAAATTAATCCTGAAGAAGCAGAGGTTGTAGAAATGATTTTTAATGACTATATCAGCGGAATGGGCTGTACGCTGATAGCCAAGAAACTCCGGGGAATGAATGTTGATAGACCCAGGGGAGGTACTTGGACATCGAATAAAGTAGCGGATATTATTAAAAATGAAAAATATGCAGGGAATGCCCTGCTTCAGAAAAAATATGTAGATAACCATTTGACAAAATCACTACTGAAAAACAAAGGTGTTCTTCCTAAATACTATGCTGAAGAAACGCATGCTTCAATTATAGACCCCGACACATTCCAAAAAGCGCAAGAGATTATGGATAGGAATAGAAAAAGAAATGCAGGGAAAAATGTTGCAGGTGTTTACCCTTTCACATCTAAGATTGTTTGCACCAATTGCGGTAAGAACTATAAACGGAAAAACAGAAAAGGAAAGGCTTCTTGGAGTTGTTCTACTTATTTGAAGCTTGGGAAGGAAGCCTGCAATGCCAGACAAATACCAGAGGACATACTGCTTTCAATAGCGACAGAGGTTTTGGAGCTACAGGAGTTTGATGATACATATTTTTTGAAGCAAATTAAAGAAATTCAAGTATTAGAGCATAATTTGGTCAGGTTTGTTTTTCAAGACGGACAAATGATTGACAAGCAGTGGCAGCATAAATCACGGAGTGAAAGCTGGAGTGAGGAAGACCGGGAAAAGGCAAGGATGCGCCAGCTGGATTACTTGGAGAGGAGGAATTCAATATGCAGCCAGCAAGAGCAGTAACGGTCATACCTGCCACAACAGGAAGGTTAGCGACAGCAACGGCTGTAAGGGCTTCGTTAAAAAGAGTGGCCGCCTATGCAAGGGTTTCAACCGACAATGATGAGCAGCTTTCAAGCTACGAAGCACAGGTTGATTATTATACAAAGCATATACAGTCAAATACCGCATGGAAGTTTGTAGAGGTTTACACCGATGAGGGTATCTCAGCTACCAGCACTAAAAAACGTGACGGCTTTAACAGGATGATTGCCGATGCTTTAAATGGCAAAATAGACCTTATTATAACCAAATCGGTCAGCCGGTTTGCCAGAAATACCGTTGATACGCTTACCACAGTCAGACAGCTTAAGGAAAAGGGCGTTGAGGTGTATTTTGAGAAGGAGAATATATATACCTTGGACAGCAAGGGTGAACTGCTGATAACGATTATGTCCAGCCTTGCCCAGGAAGAAAGCAGAAGCATTTCGGAAAATGTCACATGGGGACACAGGAAACGCTTTGCTGATGGTAAGCTGATGCTTCCGTATGGACAGTTCCTCGGCTATGAAAAGGGCGAAGACGGCCTGCCGAAAATAGTGGAGAAGGAAGCAGCGGTTGTTAGACTGATATATAAGATGTTCCTTGAAGGAAAGACCTCATCGGGCATAGCAAAATATTTAACAGAAAACGGAGTCCCGACGCCTTCCGGTAAAGATAATTGGCAGCAAAGCACCGTTATGAGCATCCTGCAAAATGAGAAGTACAAAGGAGCGGCTATGCTTCAAAAGACATTTACAGTGGATTTTCTCACTAAGAAAAAGAAACTCAACGAAGGAGAAGTTCCACAGTATTATGTTGAAAACAGCCATCCTGCCATTATTTCTGCAGAGGCTTTTGACCTTGTACAGCACGAGATTAAAAAACGAAAAGAAGTAAAGGGCTATAAGACTGGTATAAACAGCTTTTCAGGTAAAATTGTGTGCGGTGAGTGCGGAAGCTTCTATGGAAGCAAGGTGTGGCATTCCACCAGCAAATATAGAAGGACAATCTGGCAGTGCAACAGCAAGTTTAAGAATGACAGGAAATGCATGACACCGCATCTTTATGAGGATAAAATCAAGGGGGCATTTTTGGAGGCTTTCAACAGCCTAATAAAAAACAGGGATGAAATACTACAGTGCTATGAAGAGATAATTAATGTCTTGGCGGATACCTCAGAGCTTGATAAGGAAACTGCCAAGCTTCAGAGTGAATGCGAGGTTGTGGCTGAACTTCTAAGAAAATGTGTGGAGGAAAATGCACATTCAGCCTTAGACCAGAAAGAGTACCAGAGAAGATATACAGCCCTTGCGAACCGGTATGAAACCGCCAGAACAGGTCTTTCAAAAATCAATGATAAAAGGCTGGAGCGTAATGCAAAGCGTGAAAGCATGAGAAGCTTTATAAACAGCATAAGGCAGAGTGACCAGCTTCTGGCCGACTTTGACGAGGAACTTTGGAATAACACTGTTGAAAATGTTACCGTATATTCTGAATGTGAGATTAAATTCGCCTTTAAAAACGGTATTGAACTGGAATGGAAAATATAAAACGAAAAAATCACCCGCAAAGATGGTACACAAAAACGTCTTTGCGGGTGATTTTTTCGTTTGCGGTCATTTGAGTTAGAATGTTCTGCTTCATAACAGGTCTGAGATTTCCTTTGGGTTCATAAGCCTTTCAAGAGTAGTATATCTTGGAGACCTCATTGAATTTGCGTTTGCCTCCCCAAGAACTATAGGTAAGTCAAGTTCTATTGGACAGCCATCAAATGTAATCAGTTTTTTAGAAGGTTTAATGGGTGATGCTTCTATGCTCTTTACCTTTGCATAATGGGTTATAGCTTGAATAGGAGACATCCTGTAGCAAGCAACATATTTAATGTAATTGATTTTTTTCTCCTTTGAGGATAGGACAAATTCTTCAATGGCGGTTTCAAGTATTGAATTCCTTGAGAAGTTTTTTGATGTATTTATGCTGGAAAAAGCCTTAGCAATTGCATAAAATTATTTTGACAATCATGCTTTTATAAATTGAAGTAAAAGCATGATCGTCAATTAGGGAGGTGCTTTTATAACCGACCTTAAGAAATTTGATTTATTAATAAAAATTTTGATTTTTTCTTCACTTTGGCGTATAATAATACTAGAGCCACAAGATAGAAAGAGGTGTTTTAAAATGGCTACTGTTTCATTTACAAAGGATTTTGCTATAACAAAAAAAGAGACCGTTGAGAGACTTGAAAAGGCTGTTGACACTACAAAGCCTTTGCATATAGATTCTAAAAATGCCATTGCTGATATGAGAAGGAGTGAGGAAAAATTATTGGGTATGCTTCGCTCCAAAGCTTAATAAAAGCAGAGGATATTAATGAGGATTTATGGAGAGACGCGTTCTCTCTTTTTTGTTGTGATAAGGATGATGATATAACAGATTTTATAAGGAATAAGGCGGTAGAGTATGAAAAAAGGGATAAGTGCCGTACTTATGTATATTTTGATGAAGCAAGGCTTGAAGAAACAGGCGAGTTTAAAATAATAGGCTACTTTTCAATCGCAATGAAAACAATGAAAATTCCTGTTTTTGAAACGATGTCTAAAACGCTCAGAAAAAGGCTGGGTAATCAGTCGGATAAAGAGCAAAACCTTGTGGTATACCTGATTGGGCAATTGGGAAGAGATACACATTACACAAAGGGTATGCTTCCGGGGACAAGGATGCTTGAGGATTGCTACAGGCTTATTAGTGAGGCAAGAGATATTGTTGGAGGAAGACTAATTTTGCTTGAATGCAAGCCTTCGAAAAAACTATGTAGTTTCTATGAGGAACAGGGTTATATCGACATAACAGAAGAAAATGATGGGCTAAAACAGTACATAAGGTTTATTGAATAA